TCGGCGAACTGGTGGTCGTCCCACACGAGGCCGCGGAAGTCGTCGCGGATCTTGTCGACCCGCACGGCCTCGAGGTCCTTGCCGTCCCACCACGGCATCGCGAAAGCCGTGACCACGACACCGCCCTCGCGCAGCGCGGTTGGCACATCGCTGGCCGGCTTGCCGGGAACCCAGACCTCGCAGTCCATCGAGCTGCGGGGCGGCGCTTCCTTCTTGAAGCGCTGCACGACCTCGGAAGCCAGCAGTGACGGAAACCGGGACGTCATCTCGAGGTCGGGCCGCACCTCGCGGCCGTACGCCACGAGGCCGGCGTCGCCCTTGAAGAACGTGACGCGGTGGCCGTCGAGCTTCGCGTGGGCGAAGTCGCGCCAGCGGCCGTCCCACTTCTTCGGCTTGAGTCGTTCGTGAGTGAACATCAGAGGATCCGCTCGAAGACGTGCCACACGAGAGCGTGGCCTTCCATCACGATCGACGCGAGGTGCTTCAGCGACTCGGGCCGCTCGATCTCCCAGCCCGTGCCGACCGTCACGAAGCGACGAGTGACGGCCGTTGCGTCGGGGTCAACGACAGCCCAGAGACAGACCTGCCCGCGTTGTTCGCCTACGTGCACGATCTCGGCGCCGGCCGGCATCTGCACGTCGCAGGCATGCGACGGCAACTCGTACTTGAAGACCTTCTTCATAATCGGGCGCTCGCCGATCTTCACCGGCGGGCCCTAGCGGTCTAGGCCAAGTTAGCCAACGCCCGGTGTGTCAGTCGGGCGCTGTCCCGCGAGACCTTCCGGTCCCGAATGCCCCAAGAGAACCTTTCGGTCCAAGTTGGTGGGGCAATGAGCTCGCGTATCCGGCGTCCCGGGATCGGCCGAGCCAGGAAACGGGGGAGGCCGGCTTTCGCCGGCCAGCGTCCCGTAGCGAGAGAGCTCAGGCGCGCATGGCCTCTGCACAAGCCGATGCGAGGTCGAGGCACAGCTCGCGGAGCGCGTAGACGAGGATCTCGGTGCGCTTGCTCTCGTCGCGCAGGTCGTACTTGGCCTGCACTTGCTTCAGCACGCGGTTGATCCGCTCCTCGGACTCCTTGACGTCGGTCTCGAGCGACGCGACCGGGTCGCGGCCGTCCTTCTTGCAGCGCATCCCCATCGGGATCCCGTGAAAGGCGCCCATCGTCCCGGCGAGGTCAAGGAGCTCCGACCGCAGGCGTTGCTCGGGCGATGCAACGTTGTCGAGGGCGCCGAGAAGTGCCAGCCCGAGCAGCGCAGCGCTCGGGTTCGTGCGTGAACGACCAGTGAACATCGGTGATTCTCCAAGAGGGTGAAAGGACCGGAACGACAGCCTTGGTCGGCCCGGCCCAGGAGGTCGCCCCGGTGGTCCAAACCGGGGACTTGACGGTATAACTATACACCAGGATCCGGGTATGTCAAACAATCTGTGAAGATTATTTCCTGATGTCGACCGTGTCGATGTTCACGGTGTGCTGCGTGTGCTTCCACGCTCGAAGGCGGTAAGTGCCTTCACGATTGAGCGGGCTCTGGGTCAGCTGCACGACTCGGTAGCCTTCAGCGAACACCTGCTTGAGAGCAGCGTTCAGGTCCGCGGGAGCAACTGATTCGATGACCACCTCGTCACTCATCCGCTTCATCATGATCCTCTTATGCATTTTCTTCGCCATCGTACTGTCCTTTCACTTAGGCCACCAGTAGTCCGCGTCCGGGTCGTCGACCCAGTCAAAGCGCAGGTACCAATCGAGCGTGTCGTCGTCGCCTTCGTATGCCTTGCGCATCAAGTTGGACCGGTGCGAGCTGTGAAGCCGCTCGTCGCCGAGCCAAGGAGGCTGTGGGCACGGTGGGAAGTTCATCGCCTGCACTTGCGCTTTCACCGAGTCCCTGAAGCCGCGCTCGATCCACTCATCGCAGACCGCGAACGTGTACTCAGCCAGCCAGAGCTCGTGTCCCGCCCACATCCGCGTCGCCGGGTGGTTGCGCCAGCCCTTCGTCTCGCCGCGCAGTGCCTTGAGGATCTGTAGGCACTCTACGCGCTGCTTGCCGAGCCGGCGGTCGTCGAGCGCGGCGGCCGACTGCGCGAAGTTGGCGTATGGCAGGAAGGTCTGCATTAGTCACAACTCGATGATGAAGTCCAAGTGGTCACGATCTCGTCGCCGTCTGCCCGAGATGACACGTGGTCAGGCCCGCCGTATCCGGCCGGGTGGTAACCCGCTGCCGTCTGGGCCGCCGCCAACGTGTCACGAGACGGCACCGTCGGCGTCCGGAGTCGGTACTGGTTATTGTCGCCTGGGCGGCCGCAACCGCGGTAAGTCACCTCGGCAATATAAAACGTCTCGGTTGCGTCTTCGCAAGGCCGCCGTTGCGAGCAAGCGTTACAGAGCGCACAATGGCGGTGAGGGCCGTAGTAATACCCATTGGCCCCGTCGTACTGCATCCGGGTGCTTGTGTGGTTGCAACTCACGCCAGCACCTCCGCTACGGACGAGTTGCCTACACGGCGCCACTTGTAGACGATCGTGGTCTCACCCGACAGCCACGTCACGAGGTACGATCCATCGTTGAAACGATCAAGTACGTAGCCGCGCTGCTTGCCTAGCACAAAGGTGTCGATCACGCCAGCGCCTCCCTCTGGGCGACGCCCATGGTGTTCTTGAGCGCGACGCGCTCGCCTTGCCGCTTGCCTTCTGCATACGCGTCCGGGTCGAACGAACCGCGCGACGCGGATGACCGCCCGGGGCGCAGCTTGAGGTTGTCGTCCATCCACTTCTGGATAGCGAGGTCCTTGCGGAGGATGATTGCGTTGGCCTGCTGAGCCGCTTGCTTGGCCTGCCGCGCCTGCTTGCTGAGGCCGGCAATGAACCCCTCGGCGAACGACCTGTGGTGGAAGTTCCACCCTTGGCCGAACTGCATCCGTGCGCAGACGCGGATCGACGCGAGCAGCGCCGGGTATAGCGCGGCCGCGACCGCCGTGTCGGCAGGGAAGCCGATGAACTGGATTGTGACCTTGCGCCCGCTGTGATTGAGCACGGCCTTGACGTCGCACACGTTGGTGACGACGTTGATGAGGCTCTGCTCCCACCTTGCCCAGCCTGCGCGGCTAGCGGAGTCGGCTCGGTTGATCGTCGCCTGCTGTTGCGCCGGCTCGACTTCGCCGTCCTCGATCCCGTACTTCGTCATGAGCTCGCGGGCGAGCTTCATGGCGTTCTCGATCTCGCCGGGCGAGGCCGCGTTGTCGCGGGCCAGCGCCACCATCTTCCTGACGCGGTCGACGATGGAGTCGCGGTTCACTGGTCGCCGCCAAGCTGGGCGAGCAGCTTCTGGAGTTCCTCGGGCGACAACTTGGAGAGGTCCTTCGCGAGCTTGTCGAGCTGGGAGACTTGGTGGCGGGCGTCGTGCTGGGCGAGTTCCTGCTTGAGCCCCTGCAGCCGTTTCCGCGCGCCTTCGAGCTTGGCTGGTGCCTCCTCGTGCTTGAGCTGGATGGCCGCGATCTCGTCCTCGAGCACGCGGATCTTCTGCCGCCTTGCTTCGATCATTGCAGCGGTGTGCTTCGGGTCAGCTTCGCTGCGCAGTTGGTTGACGCGTTGTTCTTGGATGCCGATCTGCTCTTTGAGCTGATCGCGCTTGCTGGGTTCCTTGGGCATGTACTGTACTCCAGTGAGGAAAGGCGGGCGCCCGCTTTCGCGAGCGCCGGTCGCCTGTTAGGCCTTCTTCGACGCGGCGTCGAGCAGCGTCTTGAGGAAGTTGACGTCGACCCCGGCGCCCGCGAGGACCGCGCCGACGTCCACGTTCTTCGCCGCCAGCTTCTGCTGGAGGTCGCCGAGCCGCTGCGTCATCTTGATGAGGCGCTTAGCGCCGGCCTTGTCCTTGCTGCCGCCCGTCGCCTTGGCCTCCTCCATCGCGCGCTCGAGCTTGACGACGTTCTTGCGGGCGATGTCAAGGCGCCACGCGAAGTACTGCCACTCCTCCTTGAAGTCCTTCTTCTTGAAGGGGAAGTGCTTCTTGCCGTCGAAGTCGGCGGGCGCGGTCTCGAAGGGGTACACGGCGGGGTCCTTGCTGCCGACGGCGGGGTGCTCGATGCGTTTCGCCGGCTTCTTCTCGGCCTTGGCGTCGGGCTTCGCGGCGGGCTTGGCGGACTGGGACGGGGCGGCCTTCGTAGCAGTACTCATGACGTCATACTCCATACAGGAACCTGTGAAACCTACCGGAATCCTACGTCGGATTCCGACAACGTTGCGGGTAGATTGTACCCCGCATTGGGGACTTGTCAAACAATCGGGAGAGGATTCTTGCACGCGGCCTTGATGGCGGTGAGGTCCTTCTTGAGCGACCGCATGTCGTAGGTCGGGTCAGTACCGACGGCCTTGACCTCGTCGAGGTCGTACTTCGCGAACACGGCCTGGTAGCGCTCGTAGGTCTTCATCCAATCGGACTGCCCGGTCCACTCGCCCGTGGTGCAGTCGAAGAGGCTCGCGAGCACGTCGATGTCATCCGTGAAACCGTACTTGAGAGTGAGGCGGGCGATGACCAGCATGCGGCCGCCGACACAGTCGAGAAGGTCCTTTGAGGTGAAGTTGTAGTTATCCTTCAGGGCGAAGAAGTCGCGACCGGCATTCGGGCCAACCTTGATCTCAGCATCGCACCAGACTTCCCAGTGGCGCGTCGGGCGGGTGTTCTCCCAGTGGCCGTCGCTGATCTGACCAGCGAGTTCGTACTTGAAGAGAGCGGCCTGGGTGTTCGTGTTGAGGACCAGAGTTGCCATTGCTGTGTTCCTTTCAGTTGCGACAGTAGAATATCGAATACAAACGCAAGTAGGTCAATCAATCGACAAACAATCGAATGAAGATTCTGCATTTCGTATCATCTGTAACATCTACAGTTTCCTCTGGCCGATAACAACCGGTGTTTCTACATCCCTAGGGCAGTTTTCGTCTAGAAGCCTCCTGGATGCGTCGGTCTATCGGACGGGTCGATATACCAGACCGGTCGTCGGGATGTTCCAGACATGCCCGTCGGGCAGCAGTTTGGACGGTCTGGTGCCTGAGTTTCCGTTGGTTTGTCAACCTGCATGGGAAACTAAGCGCGTGTGAATCAATCAAAGCGAGGCACCCGGTTTCCCAGGTGCCATCGCGTCAGACGCCAGCGAACCACAAGTCGAGGAACTGGAAGAGGCCATCGACGGTGACGACGCCGTCGCGGTTCGTGTCAGAGCGCGCGTACTTGCGGTCAAGCTGCAAGTTGTAGAGGCTCATCGAGCCGGCACCCGCGGGCCCGCCAGTCGCGGACGTGACGCCGACATAGACCTCGGTGGCCGCCGTACAGAGGACGAGAGACAAGAGAGCACACAACTTCTTCAAGCGAGACTCCTTCAGGCGGAGAACGTGCCGCCGCACGACGTGAGTGGATGCCGCTCACGCTCGGACGATGTCGAGCTTACCGTACCCGTGCTCAGCCACGGTGTGCTTGTCGTCACAAGCGCTCGCCCAGTCCTTGTCAGACCAGCCGGCGCCCGCGCGGATGGGTACGCGGAACTTGCGCTTCGTGTCCTCGAGCGACAAGACGAGCCGGGACACGACCTCGGGCGACTTCATGAGTGAAGCCTCGCCCTTGAACTTCGTTTCGTCGTGCACCGACGCAGCGAGCTTGATTCCCTGGGACTTGACCCAGTCGTTGTAGCGCGGGCTCACCGCGACCGTGCGCTCCTTCATGATGTCGGCGGCCGTGCCCTGCACGACGCGGTTGAACGCCACGTGCGCCGCCTTGTCAGGCAGGTGACAGCGACGGCCGTACGCAGTGAACACGTACCCGCGGTGAAGTGCGTTCGCGGCCGCGCTCTTCGTCGTAGGACGCAGGCCGGGCAGCACCTCGTGGTACTTCTCGAACACCTGCTCGGCTCTGATGCGACAAGCGGCGTTGAACTGCTGCGGCGTCATACCGTCGCCGAGGCCCTTCATCAGGTCCATGTTGCCGGCCAGCATCGTGGTGACCTTTGCCTTGCCTGCGCCGTAGCCTACGGCAAAGTTCACGTTCTTAGCCGGCTTACGCGGGATGCCGCACATGTCGGCGACCCACTGGTGGAAGTCAGTGTCGGGATCGCGCTCGTAGGACTTGATGGCCTCGAGCGCTCTCGTGTAGTGAACGATGAGGCGGAACTCGATCTGCGAGTAGTCGCATGAGAGGAAGGCCTCGCCCGGACCCGGCAGGATGAAGCTCTTTGCTTCCTTGTTCAGCTGCTGTGCGTTCGGGCGCTTGCAGCTCATGCGCCCGGAGCGCACGGCCTGGTTGTAGTCGGGGTGCATGATACCACCGACGTTGTGCTCCTGGTACGGCCGCACGAAGAAGGTCAGCAGCGTGTTACGCTTGCGGTAGTGCTGAAGGAGCATAACGACGTTCGTGCGTAGCTCGCTCGACTTGACGTCCGGGTGCATCAAGTAGTGGGCGAGCGCGTCCTTGTCGAACGACGGGTTGCCGTCCTCGTTGTACTCAAGAACCGGCAAGCCCCAGTGCGTGCACAGCAGCATAAAGCAGTCCGGGCTACTGGCAGGGTTGACCGCGAACCCGAGAAGCGCGTGCAGCGTCTCCTCGATCTTAGTCAGCTCGAGCAGGATCTTCATCTCCGCTTCCTCGAGCTGGTGCTGGTCGACCCGCATGCCCTCGACCTCCATGTCGAACAGCACGGGTGTGAGCAGCTGCTCCGTCTCCCAGACCTCGAGACAGTCCTCGGGCATCATGCGCTCGATGTAGTGGTCGAGCTTGCGTGCCGTGAGGGCGTCCTGCCCGGCGTACCGCGCCATGATGTCGATCGGGACGAGGCCGTAGTCGTTGGCCTTCTTGTTCCTCGGCAGCTTGATCGTGTCGAGGTGCCCGCGCACGCCGTCTTCAAGGTCGGTGATGACCTCGTCCAGCCACGCCTCCGACAGCGGCTTGAGGCCGTACCCGCCCTTGAACGTGCGGTCACTGTCAAGGAGCTTCGCGCTCGTCGTAAGGCAGCGGAGCCGCCCGCGGAACGTGGCACCTTCGCAGTGAGCGAAGTGCGCGTCGAACTTGACGTTTGCGTTCGACCACATGTCGCACGACTCGACGACGTCCTTCATCCATCGCTGGACTTGCGGTACGTCGAGGTTGCCCCGCATAGCTGTCCCGTCAGCGAAGCGGTGGCGCATCGGGACGTAGTACGCGTACGGGTGATCGTCTGCCGTGACAGCGACGCCGGCGATCTTGTCGCCCTTATACGGGTTGAGCGCCTTCTCGTCTGCCTTGCCCGCGGTGGTCTCGAAGTCCATGAAGAGCTTCTTGGCCCGCGTCAACTGCGGGAGCTCAGCCGTGGACTCCACGATGCGTACCATCGTGTCAGTGCCATCCGGGCGCGTAAGAGTGATCATCGTTACCTCATCTGGATGAGACACATGCTCTGGACGTGCTCGAGAAGGAAAGTCATCTCGCAGTCAGCCCTGTCAGCCGTGTCAGTGAAACCGTGAATCGTGATGAACGCCTTGTCATCGTGGGTACGCTCCTTGCGGTACTCGCGCCACTCGTCGAGCGCTTGACGCAGCACCTGCTCGGTACCGCACACGGAGCACGGGCCCCAAGGACGCTCGATCGTCAGCCTCCAGTATTCCTTCATCGGTTGCTCCATGCGATGTTGCCTGCGTCGTCGATGATGAGCGCCGCTTTGTTGAGCTCGTTGATGTACTTGATGGACATCGTGGCAGACTCGCCCCAGCGCGACCAGTAGTCGTCGTCGCCGTTCATGAACACAAATCGCTCGATGCCAGCCTGCAGCATGAACACGGTGCAGCGATCGCAGGCAACGCCGCTAGTAACGTACGCTGTGTAGCCGCGCACGGGCTCGTGGCAGTTGAGCACTGCGTTGACCTCACCATGCATGACCCGGCTGTACTTCTCCGGGCGGTCAACTGCGTCCTCCTCGACCGGGCAGCCGCGCACGAAGCCGTTGTACCCGAGGCCGGCGATCGTACGATCCGGCCTCACGATCACGGTGGCGTGCTTCGTGCTAGGATCCTTCGACCACGAGCGCACGTGCTTAGCGAGGTCGAGGAACCGCACGTCCCACTTATCGGCTGGCCGTCGTTCGGCGGTTGGCACGAGAGAGAACATCGTCGAGCTCCTGCTGTCGCGCGAGGTACTTATCCACGACTTCCTCCGCGCGTTCGGAGGGCCAGCCGTCCTCGGCGTACATCACGAGGTCGATGTCGAACTCACGAGACTGGATGATGTCGACATACTTACGGTTGACGCCGAGGATCCCGTCGATCTTGTACATCTCCTCACGGTCCTTGTTCGCGAACTGGGTCTTGAGAAACTCGTCGGTCCTCGCGACGCAGACGACGGTGAACCCGCCGACTTGCCAGATCGCGGACTGGAGCAGCTTGAGCTCGATGTCGTTCATCCGCTCCTGCTCAAGGAACTGACGGCCGTAGGCCTGCCTGCTCATGTGAAAGCGGTCCTGCACGACGGCCCTGCGCACGTGCGGGAGGTAGTCCCAGTAGCGATCGAACGCGACGGGCAGCCGCGTGAAGTGCGAGTAGATGTGCGGGTAGCGCCGGCGGGCGAGCGCCTTCTGGCACTCGAGTGCGAGCGTGGTCTTACCCACCAAGTCCGGGCCCTCTATTATAAGGATGTTACACACTCCTTTATAAGCGCGATGAGTTCGTTCTTCCAACGCGTTTCCCAAATGGCATCTCGCGTGCGCTTACTTCGCTTCTTGCCAGTTTGAGCGCGTGACATCTTCTGCTTCGTTTCTTCAGATACTTTTCGTCCAGTCATTGCTGTCCGTTGTCGTTCACGTCGTTCTTTAGATTGAATGGCTGCGACTACGGCCGCACGGTGCTCGCTCGCTAGAGGCTTCTTACAGCCGCTCTTCATCAGACCGACGTGCTCTTTCCAACGAAGAGACGCCTCTTTGCTAGTTATACCTACGTAAGACTTACTGCTCGATTCACAGTGAATGACGTACACGAAGCCCATAAGCCGCGGCCTGAGCTCTCGCCCAGGCCGCAGGCGGTTACTTGGAGTTGCGCGCCTTCAACCCGGACAGAACGTCCAAGGCGCGGGCGCGAACGACTTCGTCTTCGTCGTTGATGAGCCGTTCAACGAGAAGGAAGATCGCGTCACCGTAGACGAGATTGGCCTCGGCCATCACCGAGATCGCGGTAGCGCGGACTGCCGGCCGCTCGTCGTTGATGCAGTCCTTGATGAGCTGCTCGAGCCGACCGCGAACCTCGTTCGACAGCTTGGCCTCGAGCAGTCGGTCAGACGCGACAGCCAGCGCCCACCGCGCGACCTTCTCGGTTGACGCGATGGTGGCGCCCTCGAGGACGAAGGCCTGCTCCGGCGTGATGTCGCCGTAGTACTCCTTGCCCTCGAGGTGCCGGATGAAGGCCTTCTCGTCGTCCTTCAAGTCGGCGATGACACTGGTCCCGTCGCACTTGTTCTGACAGCCGACCGGGTCCGTGCAGCTCGTGTTACAGCAGTTGTAACACGCACGGATGCCGACCTTGCCAGAACACGCCCGGGTGTAGCACTCGGCCCCGGTCTCACCAAGGGCCACGCACGCCACAGCGCCGAGCACGATCCCAACCGCGAACAGCAACGATGCGTACTTGCGCATACGCCGCTCCTTCCTGCGGCCGAAGCCGCTACAAGAGGTTGCGCAGAAGATCGGTGGACGGATCCACCGCGAGAGTTGGCTGCCACTTCTTGCAGCACACGGTCAGCAGCTCCTGCGCGAGGCCACCGACCCTCCCAACGTCTTGCGCGCTCACGTCAGCCGTAGTCCGTGACCGCATCTCGAGTTGTATCGCCGCGGCGAGGTTGCCCTCGCTCGACGGGTTGAACGCGTATGAGCCCATGCCGTTCGTGTCACGTGCCTCGATGACCTTGTCCTTGTTGCGGTCGTACACGTGCATCGACCCAGCGACGTGCGTGTAGGTGCCGGGCTCGACGCCGAGCCGCAACGCAACGATGCGCTGGAACGTCGTGAAGGCGAACACGTCGTACGGCGTACCGAGCCACAAGTCGTTGCTGCGCATCGTCACCACGGAGTGCAGCTTGTCGTTGCGAAGCAGGAACTGGATCGCGACGGTACACGGGATGTCGTTGATCTCGCCGGTCTGCCCGTGGACGAGATCGCCATGGTCCCACATGCCGACGAGGCACTGGCGCGTGTTGGGCGACTTCTTGATCATTGCCACCGCGGCGTCGAGCTGCGACGGGAACTCGAGCCCGGTCGTCGCCTTCGCTAGAAGGAAGGCAGGCGAGTCCACCCACCGCTTGCCGTAGGCGCCGTGCGCGCGGTTCGTGCCGGGCTGGGCGAAGCGACGGTATTGCGGAGCGTAGGCCTCGACGACTCGCACGTCGTCGCTGCCGCTCAGGTACCACAGCGTCTCGGCCGCCGCGTACACGAGCGAGGCCTTGCGCACTGACGCGAGGCAGTGGTCGATGTTGCTCAGGCGGAAGCCGAAGCCGGTGAGCTCCGTACAACCGCCGTCACGCGACTCGAGCCGGCTGCCGTGCTTGAAGATGTCGTGAGCGATGCCAACCCACGCCTCGTTCATGGTGTCATACGTGATCATGAGACCTCGCATCAGCACAGGAAGCGAGTTCGTACACGCGCTCGTCTCCTGGGAAGAATGACTCGGTGCGAACGTAGTAAGATCCCTTGTACGAAAGGATCTTCCAGTCGTGGTTGCTCGTCATAGGGCCGTGAAGCTTGTCGTACAGTGCCTCTGGCGGCAGGGCCTTGAACCCGTCCTGCCTACGACCTGGCGGCATCTCACGCTTACGACAGAGGATGATCTTCTCGATCATGCTGGCTTCTCCGGACAGTAGTCGGTCATGAGGAAAGACTTCTCGACCTTGCCGTGCGAGTCGTCACCGTGCCACTGGCCAGTGGACTTGTAGTACGACGACTCCCAGTCCTCGCCACCCCACGAGTCCTCGAGGTACAGCTTTGCCTGCTCCGCGAGCCACGTGCCGACGGCCGGCACAATGCCCTTGCCGATCTGACCGATGGGCATCTCACCAAGAGGAGTGACGCCTTCTGGCCAGCCCATGAGCAACGACAGCTCTCGCAGCGTGAGCGTACGGTCAAGTGTAGGGTGAACGAACCGGCCGGCCGAGCTGCTGATCACCGGCATGAACCCGTCACCGCGCACACGCATCAGCGAGTGCATTGAGAAGGGCATGTCGGACGACCGCTCCCGCCACGTGCGGGCGTACTTTGCTGACACCCGCTCGAGCACGTCGTACTTCTCGCGAGCGAATCGGTTGAGGTCCCATCCTTGCGGCAGGTGCGGCATGACCCGCCACTCGTCGTCCGTCTTGTCGTTCGCGTGGTCCGGCCCGTAGATCGACTTCTTGCCGAACCGCGAGAACTGCACGTCGGTCTTGAGCAGGTCGTCACGGAAGAGAACGTCCCCGCAGGTCGCGTGCCGCTCGAGCAACGGCGGTGGCTTGATGTTGAACGGCTTATCCGCCTTGTAGGCCATGAAGAAATAGCGCTTGCGGTGCTGCGGGTTGCCGAACGACGCCGCGTTGAGCATGAGGTGCGCGATGCGGTAGCCGTTCGGCACGAAGATCTTGTCACGCAGGTAGTCGAGCAGCTCGCGACCGACGGTCATCGCCTGCTGAACCGATTCCCAGCACACGAGCTGGTAGCCGTGCTTCACGCCGTAGTGGCATAGATCGTGGATGTCACGGGTAGGCGCAGACCACGCCCCGTGAACGGCCTCGTCGTGTCCAGCGGTCGTGCAGCTGAAGCCCGTGCACCGCGGGTTACCGAACAGCATCACGGCGCCGGGCGATGGCGACGGCCAGTCCTCCCAGGTGTTACCCACGATGAAGTCGATGCCCGCCGCCTTGACGGTCTTTTCGCCGAGGCCGTGGATCTCGAGCTGTCTTGGTACGTCCATCACCTCGCGCACACCGAAGGAGAACCCGCCGGCGAACACGTGGCAGCCGTCAGCGACGAATCTTGGCATCTTCAAGTACCTTCTTCAAGTTCGGCGGCTGATACGACGCGCCCTTGTTCCGGAGGCGAGGGTCGTCAACGCCGGGCGTGCGGACCGCCTTGGTCATGTTGCTGCGGTGGATCTCTTCGCCTACCTCGTCGAGCGGGATGCCGAACGCGACCGCCGCACCGTGCACGACGTAGTCAAGGTCGCCGAGGCCGTCGGCCAACTTCACCTCATCGCCCTCGGCGAGGGCATGCATGACTTCGGCCGCCTCCTCGAGGATCAAGTGAGCCCGCATCAGCCGGCTGTTGAACGGTAAGTCTTTACCGCCCGCGTTGATCGTGCCCTTGGCCAGCTTCACGGACAGGCTGTGCAGGATCTTGCCCGCGAGCTCGAGTTCGTACGACGCAGCGTCGCACTTACAATCATCGACCGCGAGGTCGCGATCGAAGCCATGCTTGTCATGGAACTCACGAACCAGCTGGGTCATCGTCTTCTGCATACTCAGGATCTCCTTTGATGTTCGACTGCACGTCTTTCATGATCACGGCGATCTCGCCGTCAGCGAACCGGTTGCACCGCATGCGGAAGATGTGGTTCCACTGGGCGAGCGACGCGGAGAAGATCATCTGCGTCTCGAGGCCCATTGGGAGCATCAGCCGCGCAGCGCCGCGGGCCTGCTTGCGAGCGAAGTCCAGTGTCTCCTTCTTCTCATCGACGAGCCAGGTCTCGAGCTTCTTGACGATCAAGTCGTAGGCGGATTGGCAGCCGCCCTTCACGCCGTCGATGTACTCCTCGAACTCGAAGTCGTGCTCGTCGAAGTACTCGCGAAGCAGCGGGTGATCGAGGATCGGCGATGACGACTCATCAACGTACCGCGTGCTTCGCTGGCTGATGGCTGACCAGTCGCCGTGCCTGACCTGCTCATGCGACCAACCGCGGGAGCCGCTGATCCACGCGCTGACCCAGACCTCGTTGACGTTCGCAGGCTTGACGAGCCGGCATGTCGTGTCGGACGTCAGCACAAGCGGCACGACCTGCGGCGCGAGGTTGTAAGCCTCCTGGGCGATGAGCGTGTACAGCGGGCAGGCCGTGTCCCACTCGAGCACGTGCCGGAGGTTGAGCACCATGCGAACCTTGCCGCGCGGCCTGTGCAGCCACAGCGCCGGCTTGTTCCAGCACAGCTCTGACCACTGCGGCTTCCACGTGTTGAACTCGAGCACGAACGTGCAGTGCTCGTACACGCTGAGGTGTCCGACTTCCTTGACGTGCTTGTGCCAATCGGCCGAAGACCGGCCCGTGCCAAGCGAATCGTAACACACGCGGCCTGCGACCTCGGCCAGTAGCTCGAGCGGAGTACCGACGAGCTGGCCCGGCTTGGGCTGGCCCATGGCCTTCGGAACGTTGAAGAAGTCAGGCATCGCTGTGTTGTATACTGTCTCAGAACTCATGCTTGGGTTCCTTCAGGAAGTCGGGACGGGTAACACGCTTCATGTCGTCGCTCTCCTTGAGCTTACGCAGGAGCGTGATAAACTCGGGGTTCTTACGATACGACCGGCCGTCACGGATCAGCGCGTGCTTACGAACGAGGAAGGACAGGAGGTCAGTCGCCTCCTGCTTGTCCCACCCGGTCCAGTCGCACATGTCACGGAGCTCGATCTCGTCGGTGTGCAGGACTTGATCAACGAAGTCGCCCGGGAACGGGGTCGTCAGCACGCGCTTGCCGATCTGCTCACCGTCGTTCAGCTGCCGGGTCTTGGCATACGCTTGTGAGAAGTCGAGGTAGCCGACGGTGCGTGAAGAGTATACCCGGTCCAGAGTCTTTGCGATGTAGCGCACGTGACACTCGCGAACCAGCACGTCCTGCGGCGTGGTGCCGAAGGAAGCCGTCCTGCAGGCGAGGGCTGCCGCTAGCCGGGCGATCTTGAACCGCGTGCTGCCGCGGTCGAGTACCGGGATGGCGTCCACGTATCGACTGCACAGCTCGTTCGTTACCTCGAGGACGGCTGCTTGCGCATCCGGGTCGAACCGGACTTGCTCCTCCGTGCGAGTCCACGCCCAGAGCACGCAGCGCTTGCAGAGCTCGGCCGTGTACGTATGCTCGACGACCGGGCGGGACGCCGTGAGCATGTTGAGCCGTGAGGAATCAACCTCTTGAGCCGATACGACAAGGACCGCATCGAATCGACGCAGGTCTTCCGGTCCACCAATGAGCTCCCGGACCGCCTCGATGCCATAGGAGTACGCAGCCACTGGTTGATCGCTACGAGGATTTGACAGTGCAAGCAGACGGGTACGGGCGTGCGTGCGGCGCTTCTCGATCTTGTCGATCTCGGCGATGCCTGAAGACCGCATGTCCGTGAGCTTGCTGATCGTCTCGACTGGCGCACCCTTGAGCTCCTCGAGGACGACGAGGCGACGGTCGTGCCGCGGGATAACGCCCCACGTGACCATCCACCTCGCGCCCAGCTGCTGCAACCCGCCGAGCAAGCCGGCGGCCGACGCGTTCTTAACCTCGACCTTCTCACCAAGGCCGTAGTGCTCCATCATACGTCGCGTCGTTTCCGACTTGCCCTGCGCCGAGTCGCCTACGATGAGTACCTCGCTCCAGCCCTTCTCGACTCGACCATCGAACGTGATCAGCAGCGGGCTGTGATACACGAGGTCGACGAAGAGGTGTAGGTCAGGTCGATCGAAGATGCGCGTGACGTTGGCAGCGAAGTCGCTGTACACAGACGCGAGCTTCGCGTCGATACCGTCCACCGTCCACTCCGACGGGCGGAAGACCTCGAGCTCCTCGAGCTCGTCGTCGGTCGGCTTGTAGGTGTTGAGTGCGTCCTCGGCCGGCTCAGCCTCGCTGATCAGGAGGATGGCTTGCTGGTTACGAGGGTGCGGGAACAGTCGCCCTGTGAACTTGTAGGCGACGTTCATCTCAAGACCGTGACTGACGGTCAGCGCCGGGATCATCACGCTGTCTGACGAGCGGCTGCCGATCTCGAGCTGCGGACTGATCCGAACGTCCTCGACGTTGTAGTGCGTCTTGACGTGGAACTGCGCGCTCTTGCACGGCGGGATCTTGAGGCCTTCCCGGATCGAGTCGCGCTTGGTCTTCTTGCCCGTGTTGACGAGGTCAAGGATCGCGGGCGACTCGGCGCTGATGGTCAGCTGCACGAGGTCGTCGCTTGCGTCGTGAACGAAGACTGGGCAGTTCACGCAGAACGGCTGGTTCCGGTCGCACTCGACCGCGACGTCCTTCGGGATGATGTACGGCGTCGTGTCCATCGCCGTGATGATGGCCTTCGTACACACGCGTCGCCGCGTGTACTCGGCCTTCGTCGACTCGGCGAGATGGACGTCAGTCAACTCGGCCGGCTCGTCCTGCGAAGCGCCTTGCTTAGGCACCCACACCTTAGCCCGCTCGAGCAACGCGACGAAGTCAGGCCCAGTCTTGTTCTCTTGACCGAAGTAATCGTTGACGTCGCCGTGCGGGTACTTGTCCGAAGACAAGTCCTTGCACAGCTCGGCCGTCGCGTCGTACACGGCGTCAGCGTAGTTCTTGAGCCGCGCGGCTACCTTACCGGTGCCAACGATACCGCCTTCGTCGATGTCGTAGCAGACCCAGACCTTCTTACCGCGGAACCGCGGGCTGAACTCGGCTTCCCAGTTGTCCTCGCCGCCGCACTGCGTCATAGCGCCCCAGCCGAGCTGGTTCAAGCGCTGCATGACGGCCGCTGCCTTCATCTCGCCGCCGAGCAAGACGATCTTATCGAACTTGAGCTGGTCGATCGGGTAGAGTCGGTTGCGCCCGCACCCGCGCGTGTTGCGCATCTTCTCCTTGCCCGGTGCGCCCGGCTTGTACCGCCGGACATTCACGACGTGACCGTGCTCGTTGTAGACCGGGATCGTGATCCGGTTGTTCTCGTCAACGCCGAGCCGCAGCTTGCGGATCGTCTCGTCGCTGATGCCGCGGTCGTACAGCTCACGCTTGAGCGGACCGGCGTCCCAGATCTTCTCATGGTACTTCTCGACCACGGTCGGGTCGATCGTGCCGCCAGACTCGACACCGTACTCCTTACGGATGTACTCGATGATCGTCTTGCGGTTGGTCTTCGTCGCGATGGCAATGAAGCTGATGAAGTCGCCTGACTCGCCGCAGCCGGCGGCCATGCACTTCCAGACTTTCTTCTTGACGTTGATGCCGCAAGAAGGCGTCTTGTCAGCGTGTGCTGGGCAGCAGCACTTGACCTCCTCGTCGCCAGCGAACTCGTACTTCCAGCCCATGCGGTCGAGCTCGGCCAGTACGTTGATCGCCTGGAGTTCTGCGTAGATGTCGTTACTGCGTTCTGTCATGGTTCCGTCAATGAACAAGGCCCCGGTCCGAAGACCGAGGCCCTGTGCACAACCGTGCCATCACCGCTGACCCGTATTTCGCCAGCACGGTGTACCCGAGCGGTTCAGCTCGGTCACATGTCTTCGCGCTTCTCCGCCGCGGGACCGCCGGCGTCGACCGGCGCGTCGTCGTCGTAGTTGGCGCGCAGGAGGTTGTTCTGGTAGGCCTCCTCGAAGTCCTTGTTGAGCTTCGCGAGGTTGTCGTAGAGCTCCTTGTCGGTGACCCAGGGAGCGACGCCTTCGACCGTCGGGTTGCGGATGTCCCACCCGAACCACGAGCCCTTCTCGTTCTTGCGCGGCTCGGGGTTGACGACGGCCTCGAAGACACAGCCGAACATGTCAGCCTGCCGCATCTTGATCATCGACGCGAGCTGGCGGCCGCTCTTGTGCTCGGCACGAGCGAACGACATCACCGCGGGCATGAGGCCGATCTCGTGGTTGAACAGCGCGACGATGAACGTGATGTGCTCGACGTGCCGCACCTTCTCGATGGTCCGGTCGTTGAACTTGTAGCCCTGCTCGATCCACGTGTCACGGTTCGTCGCCTTGCGGGCGAGCTCGCTCTTCTGGTCGAGCGTGCGGGCGAGGATCGCCGGCACCTGGCCCTTGAGCTCGATCGGCGCCCAGGTGACGTACTCGGGATACTGGATGATCGGGATGATGTGGAACGGCGTGCCAGCCTTCGCCACCACGACGTCGGCCGGCCGGAGGATCGTGGTCCCCTTGCCGAACGCGTCCTGCAGCGCGTCGTCAGACTGCTTCTGCACGACCTTGAACAGCGGCGGAGTAACGAACTGCGCGAGGCGTTCGGTGCCCAGCGCTTCCTTGCCGCGCTTGATGAAGTCCGGTGCCGGCGCCGCGAGAGCTCCCGCGGGCTGCACCTTCGTGATGCCCTTGTCTGCCATGATTGAACCTTTCGTATGGACGAACATTCAGTACTGTGACCGACTTACTGCTTGGCCTCCTTCCTGACCTCGTTGAGGTCGACGTCAGTGCGCTTACGAACCGAGGTGGAGTACTTCGGCTTCGTGTTGTCGGGGTCGATGCCGTCGGGCAGGGGCTTGCCCTGCTGCGTCAGCTCCGTGCAGTACTCGACCATCCGCGGCCAGTGAGCCGTGAGCAGGCCGAGCTGGATCGTTTCTTCGGGCACGCCCAGTGACTTCATGAGCATGCCATAGCGGGTCGGCTCTTTCGTGAAGGAGGGACACGTCGCTTGGATCTTGAGGTCGGGCGTGCAGATCGCGACGTTGCCCTTGACGGACCGGTCCTTCGCCGCCGCGCCGCTTGACACGTACACGGCGCACAGGATGTTGTCGAAGAGCTCGCGCATCGCGCCAGCTTCCTTCTTCAGGTCCTCGAAGATGTCGAACATCTGCTTGACGAAGTAGATCACGTCGGCCCGGTCTTCCTGGGTGATGCCGGCCTTCGCGTCCTTCATCTTGTCGCTGATCGCCTTGAGCTTCTTGTACATCTCGGCGTGGAAGGCTTCGGCCTCCTCGTGAGCAACGACCGCGGTCTTCAGTGCTGTATGCATACTGTCTCCAAGTTGACGCGGCGTTCCTCGTACCCACCGGTGCTCGCGTTGAACACCACAAGATGGAGAGGGGACTGTCCGCAGTACATGACGAGCGCTGACAAGGCGAGCGACGTCGTGAGCAACGGCGGCGTGATGCAGAAGCGATCCACCTCGGGATCGAACCGCACCTCGCGGAGTCGCCGCACGACGTCCTGCATGAACAGGTCACAACGCAGGACGGACGACCGGCGCTGCCCAGACGGGAAGAGCACGTTGAGCTCGCCGTAGCTTTGCAAGCCGTCGGTCGAGACCTTGGGTTGTTCGATGATGAAGACCCTATTCATGTGAGCAGCTGTCGTCGTTACAGACGCCTCCGTATTGCGGACGGTCACGACGACCGCAGTTGCGACAACCGCGGCGCGGCCAATCCGTCGAGTCCTTGTTCGTTGGGTCGGGCTGGACCTTCGAGTCGTCGTACGGCGGCATTGCCTCGATCATGGCCCGTCCGTCCTCGCCCAGCTTCCAGTTGGTACCCATACTGTATCCTGTCTTCTGGCTGTGTCAAACGGAAACCGTTATTGCTTGCACAATGAGCCGGCCGGGCCGGCATGCACGTGCCGCATGCACACGTTGTCAAGTACTTGACCCGTTCCTTGAGCTTGGACCGCACGCTCTCGAAGGATCTCTCGAGCGTGGGTGACAAGATCTTGCACGCCTTTTAGTACGTGACCTTCCGGTCTACGACGAGACGGGCGTACTGCGTAACGAGGATCAGCTCAGGTTCTTTCCACCGCATTGCCGCCCTCCATCGTCTTGATGATGTCATCCAGCTCCGCGAGCAGATCTTGGTTGAGCGCGTACTGCGCCTTCTTACGAAAGTCACGCAGCCGGTCGAGAGGCGACTTGGCAGACGGGATGAACCACTTCCGCACGTGCCGCAAGATGGACTTCGCGGCCTCGGTCACGAGCTGCCACTTGAGCCCGGCCGCTTGTGCCTTCTCGACTTCCTCTTGATTCGTCACAGGGACTACGTCGGGTGGCACGGTGCGCTCGATCGCGGCGATGATCCGTGACTGGGCGCCAACATGCGACGTGACGTACTCGACATCGGGCGCTCTCGAGCTGACGAGCTCCGCCGCGCGATCATCGTCTCGGTCAGCCCAGATGCGCGAGGTCGCATACTTGACGTTGAACCCGTCAACCATTCCGCGGTCGCGGTCAAGCGGCAGTTCCTCCGGACGGAACGCGTACCCATGCTTCATGTCCTTCAGCGTCGTGACGTATAGACCGCCAACGTAGATGCGACCCGCCTGGTCGTCGCTAAGCACCCCGTGTAGCGACGGGTCGATCATGTTGGGCTTGATCTCGTCCCACGTCTGCTGGCCGACGCCATACACGAGGAACTCGACGCCCCACTCGGAGTTCTCCTCTTGGTGGACGTTGATCTTCAGGACTTCGCAGTCGAAGTTCTCGTCATGCTCGATGACAGGAACCCAGAACTCGTTGTCCATGATCACACGAACTGGGTAGCCCATCCGAGCCAGCACGAGCAGCGCGAGCTTGTAGCCCTCACCGAACTTGCCGCGCAGGCCCTTATCGTTGTCCTTGTCAGTCTCGCCGAGCAGTAGCGTCTTACGATCGAGACGACCGTCGCTCGTCTTGATGCGAAGCTGCTGGTTGTCAGGGTCATACTTGACCTCAGCCGTGCAGCCAGGCGACCGGTCCCGTTGGTCGTATGCGTTCTGCACGAGCTCGCGGACGGCTTCCCAGAAGCCCCAGTGAGCGGCGTACTTCGGCGACAGAGTGAGTGTGTATTGTTTCATAAGCGGCTGCCGAGCCGTTAAGCTGGGCAGTCCTGTAAGTCAGATGGGCTTACGACCGCGGAACCAGCGGTTGAGGTAGTCGAAGAACCGCTGCACCGGACCGCGCATGCCGAGCCACGTGTCGAGGAAGGAGAAGATATCGTCCACGTCCACGTCGCCGTCACCATCCTCGTCGAGCGTGTGGTACTCGATCCACTCGATGTGCGGCCACAGCGCGATTCCGTACGACGCGTCACCGAACTCGGATCGCCCGCTGCGTGACACGCTCACGGCCACCGCGGCCAACTCGCCGTTCACGACCCAGCCACCTCCTGAGTCGTTCTCGGCGAACTGCGCCTCGTGCGGACCGCCGTCGGCATCGAACGTCGATGCGACCCACGTGCCGACCAGTTCAACGCGGTTCGTGCCGACCAGCGGCAGCCGCGGGAATCCCCACGGGCCGCCAACGACGCCCGTCCGCCCGAACCCGAGCATCAGCGACTCGGCGCTCGGCTCGTTCACGCCGGACTTGCGCGGCGGGTACCAGCGAGGCAGCTTGCGGTCGACGCGCAGCAGGGCGAGGTCGGCCCACGGGTGTTGCACGCGCTCAAGGACCTTGTACTCCTCGTGGTTGATCCGCACCACGGTACCAGTCCACGTATGGGCAGCAGTGATGCACCAGCGCGCAGCGATCGGGATGGCGGTCGATCCGTTGTAGTCGCCGACCGCGTGTTGTTCGTACTCGTCGATCGGTCTCTCGGCTAAGATCATGTCAGTCCTCCATGGCAGATGGGTCAAAGGAGACAAGGCGCTTGAGGATCTCTCGCACGTCGCCCGCCTCCATGGCGACTTGCTTCTTCGACTGGAGCTTGCTCAGGATCTCGACGTCGATCGTACCCGGTACGATGAAGTCACGGTATTGGATCGACTGCCGGCAACGGCCGCGCCCGTGGTTACGGTCCTCGGACTGCCAGCGTTGGACGCCCGACCAGTTGCATGCGTAGTACCATGCCTCACTGGCATTGGTCGTGTAGGCGTCGGGGTTGCTCGCGTCATAGCCCGGCAGGTTGAGACCCACGCCACCCGCAGCCGGGTTGCCGAGGAACACTTTGTACTTGGGATCGAGGTTGAAGCAACGCTCGGCCTCGGCGCGGTCAGCCTCGCTCATCCCGCCGTAGTAAAGCACGTGCGGGATGCCCTCAGCCGTGAGACGCTCGGAGATCTTCTTGATGACCGGGACCCAGCAGCACCACACGATCGTCTTATCGTCGGGGCCACGGGCCTTGAGCCCCTCGACGATGGCATCGAGCTTCGGCACCTCGTCGAACCACTTGATGCGGTCGGCGCCCGACTTGATCGGGTTACCGTCATCATCGTACTCGGCGTCCACGACGACGTACCCGGCCGTGATCTGGGACAGCCGCAGCAACTTCGTAAGGGTGTTGTTGATGGTGATGGCCGAGGGCGAGTCGTCGAGCGCGTCTTGGATCTCGGCCGCGAGCTCGGAGGACACCTTGCGGTAGACCTCCTTCTGCTTCGGGCTCATCCCGCACTCTTCGAGCAGGTACGTCTTCTCCGGCAGCGAGGGCATCGCTTCCTTCTTAGTGATGGAGAAGGACACGCGTGCGAGCCGCTCGTGCAGCATCGGCAGGTTCTGGAAGCCGACGAGCACCTTCGCGCCTTGATAGTTGTCCTCGCCATTCTCGGAGTACTTGTTGTAGAAGGACCGGAACTCCTTCCACTCGACGAAGCCGGACATGCCCTCTCCCAGCCACTCGAGCGGGAAGTAGAGGTCAAGTAGCGAGTTCGTGACGGGCGTGCCCGTGAGAGCGAGGCGACGCTCACACTTCTCACGCAGCTTCACCATCGCGTTGGCACGCTTGGCCCACGGCGACTTGAACATGTGCGCCTCGTCGGCGATGCCCAAGTCCCAGTTGAACATCTGGAGCGCGTCCCACGACTTCTGCAAGGTCTCGTAGGACGTGATGACCACGTTGAACATGCTGCCCGGTTCGTCCTCGGCGATCTCGATGAGCTGCTTCACGCGGTGAAGCTTGCCACCGCGCAGCACGACGACGCGACCGGGGACCGTGCAGAACTTCTGGATCTCTCGAGCCCAGTTGGCCTTCACGTTCTTCGGGCACACGACGATGCAGTAGTACGGCTTGCCGGTCCGTGTGTACTTCTCGCGGGCAAGGTGACACATCACCGCGATGGCGGTGGGCGTCTTACCCGTGCCCTGCTCCATGAAGAGCGCGTACCCTTCGGACTCGATGGCGTTCCACGCCGCGCACCGCTGGTACGCAGCAAGCGGGAACTCCGGGTGCTCGACCCAGCCAGCCGGCGGGTCGGGAAGCTGCCCGGTCTCCTTGAACACGGCGGTGCGCTGCGCACACATCGTCTGCTCCATGAACCGGAGCAGCAAGTAGTTGTACGTCGTGCGGGCGGTCTCGTCAGTGAACGTGATGCGGTCCTGCGGCCAGACGGCATTCGTCACCATCACATTGAAGTCCGTGGCCGCGACCTTCCACCGGCCGTAGCCCAGCTCTTCACGCTCTTGCGTACGTGCGAACCAGTCAAGCGTAGCCGCACGGGACGCCGGGCCTCGTTGGCCCGCCGCCGTCGCCACTGCTTGCATGATGAACTCGTTCGCCGTCTGGCCCATCCCGATCTCAAGCCGGTCGTTCGGCATGAGGGGCACCGGGCTCAAGAGCTGAGCCGTCGCGTCGTTGAGCGGCTCGAGAACGTGCTTGGCGATTTCCGTTGCCGTGGTCATGTACTGTGTCCTGTGGAGATCATTATACCCCAGATTCCCAGGATGTCAACCAATCTGCGGGAAAAGATTGCCGATCTTGTTGCGCACCTGCTCAATGAGCGACTCCGCGTCTGTGTGTCCCCACGGAAGGCCCCACTTATCCGCGCACACGGGGCCATAGCCCGCCGTGACGGACTCCTTCGTCTCAAGGTGACGCTGGCAGAAGCAGCACTGGCCCGTGACTCGGCCGTTCAACGTAGCCGCGCCTACCGGGTCTATCTCCATCACGACGAGCGTTGCGAGCGCAGTGTCGTTGAGCGTCTCGCCGCTGATGACTGTCACTGACCCGTCGGGCCGGATGCGAGCAACGAAGCGGTCCTGCACGATCACGAGGCACGCGTCGCGGCCCTTGTTGAGCTTGACCTTCACCGGCACGCCGAACGCGCCGAGCTCGATGCACGGCCGTTCAAGCTTCACGGTCGTGAGCAGCGTGTAAAGACGAGGTAACCGGAAGTCAGCCGGCGTCTCGACGCTGCGCTCGCTCGCCTCCTTCACGATGAAGTGAACCCAGCACCACTGCTTCTCGCTTAAGCGAGGCGCCTGAGCCGCAAGGTCTTGGGCGAACGGCGACGTCACCTCGCCGTCGGTGATGAGCTTCTTGAGGATCGTGAGAGCTTGGTCGTTCGTACGACCCGCGTCGTCGAACGAAACGAGGATGCCTTTACGCATTACTGTACGTTGCATAAACCGGACGCGGGCGGTCAAGCACCGCGCCCGGCGAGAGGGTGCTTACTGCTTCGCGAGCCGTTCACGGCGTCGCTTGTTGTTCGCGTCCATCCGACGACGAGCACCGTCCTCGTCGCCGTCCTTGATGATGGTGCGGATGTAGTCCGCGTTCTTCCCGAGGTCTTGGGCGATGCTTGCCGCAGACTCGCCATTCCGGGCGCGTGCCCGGATCGACTCACGATCACTTGCTGTCAGACGCATTGCGAAACTCCTTTCAGAGAGGTGGGAATCAGGAGTGACTCAGGCGGCTGGTCGGCGTCATGGCAGTCGAGGGCCGTCGTGCCCGCCTTTTCCTGAGTTACTCCTGAGGCCCACGCCTCAGCAGAGAGCGATGAACGCGAGGATGCAGAGGATGAACTGCTTCACATGCACCCCGCGATCTGCATCAGAGCGAAGCCGAAGCCGATGAGGCCAGCCGCGACGATGAACGGGAGGAAGTTGAACGGCTTGCGAGTCTCGATGACTTCCTGCTCCGGAGCGAACTCCTTGAGCCAGTTGTCCATCGCGCCAGTCACTCGGTTGCGGTTGGGGTAGTTGATCATGGTACTAGAATATCGGATACAACTGGCCGCGAGTCAATCAATCGACCAACTTTCTCTCTGCTTCAGAGCGACGTAATGCCGTTTATGCAGGCTATGTCACGAGGGTATTTCCTGTAGCCGATAACAACCGGTGTTTCTACGCTTCTAGACGCTATTTCGTCTAGATGGCTTCTAAACGGGCCCGCCTGACGGACGGGTCGATATACCAGACTAGTTGTCGGGATGCACCAGGCCTACCCGTCGGGCAGCAGTTTGAAGCCTGTTTCCCCTGTCGTAGCCCGCATCGACGACAGTCGTGATACGGGAAACATAGATGATACGCTTTTGTGATTTCATCAACCAAAGCAGTTGTCTTGCGGTCTCGCGTATTCGATATTTAGTTGTCAACGAAAGGATGCAACGGCGTCGATAAAGCGGCCCTCATCGCTCAACGTGAAGTGAAAGGAACGAAATGAACCTCACGTCTGCATCGCTCGCTCTCTTCCTCGCTCTCGTTGACGACGCACCCAACTGGAGCGGCTGTCCGCCCATCGCGACGAAAGGCCGAGGCGGCAACGTCGAGTTGAAGCCGGGTGAAACCGGCAACCTCACTGACTTGCAGGCCAAGGGCCTCATCAAGCTCGACTGGGATCCTGAGTCGAGGCTCAACTGGGTCACGTTCACTGAGGCCGGCGAGAAGCTCGCGGCCGAACACGGAAAGGGGATCCGATGATCATCAAGTGCAACAACCGCTTTCTCGTCGTCCTTGCTGACTTTGCGTACGAGTGGACCTCCTCACGTGAGGAAGCCACTGTCCTCGACGCGTCGTCAGCCGCGCGTTGGTCCGCACTCATTCCCGGCACGGAGGTTTTATGACTGGCACTATCCTTGCGCCCGACCTCATGGGCAAGCGCTTCATCGTTCACGAGGTGATCGGCGAAGTCGTGTCTCTGCCCAGCAATGTCCGCGACACGATGTACTGCGTCATCATCAACGACCCATCTTGCGGCGAGCACGAAGAGATGTACGATCTGCCCGGCCGCGACCTCATCTTTGATCATCACGAGCCCACGTGACGTGTGAACCACGGAATCCGGTCTCGTCGTAGCGCCACGCCTCAACTGACTTCATCGGCTCGCCGATGAGGCCGCCCTTGTGGTGCCACGCGTCCACGTTGCAGAGAGCGGGGTTACGCCGCACGAGCAGCCCGTTCGTCGGCGTGACGCCTTCATACTGCTTCTCCCAGCGCTGGTGCAGGTGACCGACTTGCACCTCGCGGTAGGTGCTTCGTGCCCAGAGGTCCTTGAACTCCGTCGCGAGGATTGTGTTCAGCTGGTTGGGCTTGCAGTCTTGCCCGTGGTCGAACACGACCATCGAGCCGCCGTGCATTATCGCCTTCCTGGGGTTCATGGCGAGGTCCATCGTGAACCGCTTCTCGTTGCGGTACCGCTCGGCCAAGGCCACACACATCGCGAAGCTCGACGTTACGTCGTGGTTGCCCGGCACGTAGAGCGCGTCTACCTTCGCGCCGACCTCGAGCGCCCGCTGCACCATGTACACTTGACAGCGCAGCCCTTCGAGGAACACCTTGCTGTACCGCGTGTCGGTGTCAAGGAAGTGCGTGCCGTGCGTCGTGGTGTGACGCACAGAGTCGAAGTGCATGAAGTCGTTGCCCACGGGCATGACGATGCGCTGCACGTTGTACATCGAGAGCTCGCGCACCATGTCGTCGACTGAGTTCATGACTCGACGCACGGCGATCTCGAGGTCGAAGCTCGCACCGACTTCCTTGTCCCATGCGTACATTCCGAGGTGCGCGTCCCAGAGGCCCCACACCACCATGAACGGCTCGCCGCTGGGCTGCATGCGCTTGCCCATCGGCGGCACGGGAGCGGCGTGCTTCTGGGCGAAGGCGACGAGAGCAGCCGCCACGGGCTCCTGCACCTTGCGCTTCCACACCACGCGCGTTTGGTAGAGCGTGACCTTCTTGTGGCCCTTCCCGTCGGCGAGCTTATAGAAGCCCTGCCATTCGTTCGCACGGAAGTACTCGCTCACCCACTCGTCGCGGTCGACGCCGAACAGCTCTGCCATCTCGTCGAGCGTCTTGGGCTTGTCGAGCGTCAAGATGCGCGTGCTGCCATCGACCTCGCGCTGGTCGATCGGAACGTTGAGCGGGTCAGTCGGCGCGCCTGCGCCGTTGACGAGCCTAAGCTTGGGCAGCTTGCCAGACCCGCCGTGCGCCTTTGCGTAGCGGTGCGCGGTCGCGACGTCGATGCCCAGCTGCTTCGCGATGTCACGGAACGAGTGTCCGCTCCTGCGCAGCCGCAGGATCTGCTCAATCTTCTTAGCGTCGAGCGATTTCGTCGGCATGTGAGCTCCAGTTTGTATACAGGAAACTAGTTATGTCGACCGCAACCGCCAATCCAACCACTAGGCAGACAGCCAATACAACAGCTCTAGAACAACAAACTCAACTTAGCCTACGTAGTGAGATAGATTGATAGAGTTTTCATGGTACTGGTCGTTGTCGATTTTCCGGTAGTGCTTTTCCGGTGAAGCGTGCAGTTTGGTGTCAGGGACTGGCTGAGCAAAACTAGTTTCCTGTATACAAACTGAAGCTCACGGGCTTGATCAGAATCACCAAGTAAACACAGCGTATGCATCGGAGCTCGAGCTCGGCGCATCAATCACGAGAACGCTCTCGCTCGCGTTCGTTCCAGCCTGCGTATGGCGGAACGTGAGCGTGTCGCCCGCGGTCACGCCGGCGAGTGTACCACTCGAGGCGCCGGCCGAGATCACGGTCGCGTATGCGCCACCATTGATGCTCGCCTCAACGACGCCCGTCGCTAGCACGGGCGAGATGCTCAGCCCGTACGAGCCCGTCGTTGGCGCGGTGTAGCCAGAAGTCGCGACGTTGATGGCCCGCACCCCGGCGAAGAACGTCCCGCTCAGCGCGCTAGTGGTAGTGAAGTCCCACACCGTGTTCTGCAACGCCTCGAACACCGTGCCCTCGTAGGTGTGTCGCGTCTTCACGCTTACGCGAAGCGTGCTCGGGATCGCGCCGTTCGTTGCTCGCAGGATCTTTGCCCGCGTGACAGCCTGCGGGATCGTGCCCAGCCAGTCAGTCGTGAAGAGAAGCGTGTTCGTGCCCGCAGGATCATTACGGAACTCCATCGCGTACTGAGTCGTGTTAGCCGTCGGGAAGTCAGCCGCGACGCTTGACGCGTCGTTGAGCACGCCCACGACTTCGTCGAAGGTGCGGTAGTCGCGCCTACGCCAAGTCAGGGACAAGCCCGAGTCGATGCTCGACGACCCAGTCGGGTAGCGCGTTCCGTTGATGCTGAGCTCGACGGGCGGGTACGGCTTGCGCGCTCGGTCCGCCATCGTAAGCGAGATCTGGGTTGCGCCCGACTCGGACAGCGTGTTGGTTCGCGACTGCGTCTGGAGCCGCACGTGCACGTTATGGCCGCGCGGGATCGCGACGTCAGCGATGGTTCCGCGCACCAGCCAGACACGCGCGCCGGCCGCGTGATTCGCGGGCGCTGTGTCGCACAGGCCGCGCCACACCGTGTTGAGCGTAAGAGTCGACCCGCCGTCAACGAATGCGTCGCAGGCGACGAACTCGTTGTCGATCAGGAAGAGGTTCGTCAAGTTGCTGCCGACGTCGGCCGCGCCCGGGCTCTGCGTGAGCTTTGCCTTGAGCCGCGCCACGGTGTCCGGGTTGGGCAGGACGACGACGCCGCTGTGCGGGTTCGTAGCGCCCGCGCTCATCGACGACTGGAGTTCGCCGGCGAGGATGAACTCAGACCCAGTGCCTGCGTTCGTGAACACGCCGCTCGGGGTCGACGCCGAGCTGCGCTGCAGGAGGTTGTACCGTGCAGCCCTATCGCCCTGCTTGCGGCCCGAGGCCCACACGCGGTCGATCACGCCGGGCTGGTCCGGGTCTCGACGACAGAACGCGAGCGGCGCCTCGAAGACGCAGTTGTCGCCCGACGGGATCGCGACGAGCGTGTCGCTGGGCCGCGTCCACGACGTCGCGGGCGGATCGGCGAAGGCGCCGGAGTCGTACGTGAACACGTCTTGCACGAGGTTGAGCGTGATCTCGCCGTTCGCATGCGTGCCGTAGTCCGCGTTCGTCACGCGCATCGGCAGCTGCGTGATCCCAAGCGTCGAGTTTGTCCACGCGATCACCATGCCCGGGACGACGTTATAGAACTCGCGGTTGACGACGAGCGTCGCCTTCGCGAGCGGGAAGCTCAGCCCACGCAGCGTCCGCGCCGCGATGTCGTTCGCCGTCTTCGCCACCTTCACGCCCGGGAACCGCTGCGTCACGCTAACGTTCAAGCCGCCCTGCGTGAACTGGTTGGCCGTATCCTGGGCGAACGCCGACGTGTCGAAGTAGTCACGCGCCCGGTCGCTGTACTCGACTCGCACTTGGTTCGTCGTGTCGTCCCACGAGCCTCGCGAGAAGTCCTTCACCTCGATCACGTTCGAGTCGTCGGCCTGCGGCACGCTGCCGATGAGGTAGTCCGCCCGCGCGAGGATGACCTTCCACTTGCCCGAGTTCGGGTCGAGGTACACGACGCCGTCGATCTGTTGCTGGATGAGATCGAGCAGTTCCTTCGCCTCCATCGGCGAGTCGAGCACGAAGCTGAAGCCGTTACCTTCCGTGCGCAGCGTGTTAGCCGCGTTCGTGAAGTTAGCAACGTCGATGTCGCCGGCCGGGAAGCCGAGGCCCCAGTCAGTGTTCGTCATGATCTCGTAGATCACGTTCATCGGGTTAGCGTCGGCGTTCGAGTTGACGCCGGGCGTGCCGAGCCCAAGGCCGTTCGGGATGCGGCGCACCTCGAAGGCCCACGGCGCGATGCTCGTGGAGTTACCGAAGTAGAACTGACGGGTGACGACGTAGGTCGTGCCGCGGTAACCCGGGCACGGCGACTGGAAGTCGTCGAGGTACGGGTCCGCGCCCTGCAGCTCGTCGCCCATGTACACCGCGACGTCGCCGCTGATGCCACCGCTGCCGAGTTCGTCGCCGCCGAAGAGGTTCGGCTGGCTGATGTTGATCACGCTGTCAGTAGACGTGACGGTCGTGAACACTTCCTTGTCGGCTACCCAGATGCGACGCAGCGAGTCAATCTTGCCGCGGCACAGCGCCATCTGCACGCCGAGGTAGTAGCGGTACCCGGTCGTCACCTTGCTCGAGGAGAAGAGGCCGGTCTTGACCTTCTTAGTGATGCCTTCCTGTTGGAAGTCCCCGTACCACACGACGTTAGGCGCCTCGAGCTTCACGGTGCCCCACACGATCGGGACGACGCGGCCCTCGGTGGCGGTCGGGAACCGGAAGTCGCCGAGGCTCGCGGGCTTGGCGTTCTCCACCTTCGGCTTTGGGCGGAGGAACTCACTGAGCACGAAGACGACGGCGTACAGCGCTAGCGTGAGGAAGAACATTCAGTCAATCCCCTTGCGGAAGATGTCCTGCAGCGGCACGAACGCGAAGCCGCCGAAGTTGTCTTTGTTCGAGAACTTGCTGTTGCACGTCGCCAGTGAGTGGTCGCACCCAGCAAACACGTCCACGGTCTGGTTGAGCACCGTGTCGGAGAACGGGTACCACAGCGTCAGCACGTCTCCGGTCTGCGAACGGATGAACCGGTACTCGCTAGTGCCGAAGGCGACGAACCCGCCGTTCGCCCAGTTACTGCCCTTCGCCGCGCCGAGGCCGGGCACGGTGATCGTCACGCCGCTCACCGCGCTCGCGGTGCCTGTGTACTTGAATAGGGACGAGGCGACCTTGCACCTTGCGTCGAAGAGCGCGTGATTGCACAGGCCCTGGAACGTGAAGCGCGGGATCTGCCGCGACTGCGCCGCTTGGAGCGGGAGCACGGCGATCGACGAAGCGCTGCCGTCAGTCGTGAAGGCGACGGACTGCACCATCCCTTTGAAGATCACGACGGTCTCGCCATCGTCGCGATGGAGTCGCTTCACGGTCAACGAAGCCCGCCGGCTGGGCAGGTTCTCGATGAACTGCTTCGGGAACGGGTGGTCGCTAGGCAGCGTCACCTCGATCATCTCGGCCGGGGTCTCCTTGCCGAGCTGCACGCTCGTGCGCGTGATGGCGGCAGACTGGTACGTATTAGGCAGCACGACTTGGTCGCCTTCAGCGTCAGTAAGGTACCACGTCTCGGCGCCGAGCGAGATCTCGAAGAGCTCGATTGGCTGTCCGCCCTGCTGGCTGATTTCCCTCGCGTCGTACGTCACTCGAAGACTCCCTTCACTGGGAAGCTGACCTCGGCCTCGGTCGAGTTGAAGTGCGTGAACTCGATCTCGTCGCTGTCGACTCGGACGAGCTCGATGATCTCGATCCGGTCGATGGTGTTGAGCGGGATGTCAGCAGACCACGTCGTGTTGAGCGTCAGCTGCTCCTGGGTAGGCGACAGTTCAGACGCCGAGACCACTGTGCGAACGATCTGCGTACCGTTCGTGAGGTTGACGCGAATGAGATTACGCGGCGCGCGCGACTGCACATACTTCGCGTATCCCGTGTTCTCGATCGTGAGCGTGCTCGCTCCGTTTGATGGCGCAATCGCGGCCGTGAGGTCCTTCGACCTGTTAGGCATGTAGAACGAGACCTGCCGACCTTTGAGCGCGTGCAGGAGCTGCCGCACTTCCCACGTGCGCTGGAACGTGCGCGAGAAGAACGTCTTACCGCTGCTCTTCTTGCTATGGTCCCAGGAAGTGCGCTGCACCGGCACGCCTGTGTCGTTGTCGATCGTTGTGAGCCGCCGCTCGAGCGTCTCGTCGAGAGTCGAGTCTACGAAGTTGTTGTCGTCAAGCAGGACCTTAGAGTTCAGCGTTGCGAAGGCTGCCGTGCTCGCGAGGTCGACGTCGTTGTCAATCGTCGTGAATCGTATCCCGATCTCCGCGCCGTCAGCGACGTAGCGGCGGATCTGCATGCGTCCTTCAGCGATGGCGGTTCGCAGCGGGTACACCTTTGTACCGCGGGCGTAGGCATTCGTAAGCGGCGAGGCGAACGTAAGCGAGGTTGCGCCAACGGCCGTGATCTCGATGGCGTCGTACGTCGTGTCGTCCTGAAGGACGATCGCGAGACCGCCGACACGGTAGTCCGCGAAGCTCGTGGTGCCAACATTGATCGAAGTCTGCCCGGCTGTCGCGGCTGAAGTCAACTCGGTCGGCTCGTGCCACATCGGCAGGCCGAACACGCGGCCCTGCCAGTCGAACATCAGGTTGTCGATTCGCTGCCTTTGCGACCCGTCACGGACGATGAACGTGTGGTCGAACTGCTGCCTGGGCGCGCGACGAAGCGCAACTCGCTGCTCGCTGCCGTCAACGGCCTCCATGACCTGCGTCAAGAACTGCAAGCGCTCGATGACTGGTGCCTGAGGACGGAACGGGAACACGACGATGCGAGACCCTGTGACTGGCACCTCAGTCGTGTATACGTCGAAGACGAAGTCGAGCGTGTCGTCGATCTGGGCGGGACCGTTCGGGCTCACCGTCATCGTGAACGAGAACCCGCCCTGCGGCGGCAGCGTTGCTGGGATCGTCGGCAGCCCGGTGAACGTCACGCCGCTGCCGAGGTTATTGACGAGGTTCGTCCACGAACGGTTGCCCACAAGGTACGAGCTATACACGTCAAAGTCGACGACGACGGGCGACAAGATGTTGCCCAGCGCGACCGACCGCGGTACGACGTGCACGCGGTCAAACCAGTCAGTTCGTACGCCGAAGTCAAGGTAGCCCGGGTAGTCGATCGTCGTGTACGGCACGTTGCCACCGAGTGCGTAGACGCCCGCCTCCGGGTACACGTTCGGTAGAGCGCCGCGCGTAAGCCCGAGCGGATGCGGATGGTCAACGGCCTCCGGGACTTGGCCGTCGATGACCGCGAACTCGTGCCCGCTGAGGATTGTGCCTGGGAAGTCAGCCATTAGACGATCTTCTTATACGCGACACCAGCGTTCTCAGAGCGGTCGCCAGACCCACCGACCTGCTTACGGATCATCGGGAATACCTTCCACGTGTCAGACCCGACGGTGAACTCCTGGCCGGGCGTGAAGTTCGCCATCTGCATAATGCGCACGTCCGGTGCGTAGCCCAGCAGCATCACTTGGTTGGGAGTAGGCGTCGTGTTAGCCCAGTGGATCGGGATCTTGAACATCGGGACATACCCTGCGTTCGGCGACGCCCGTGGGAACGCGAACGCCGTCTCAGTGTTGTCGAACCCGGTAGCCCCTCCTCGCAGGTTGATGACGTTGTTACCGGCCGTGTCTGGGTTGAGAAAGCTGCTGGACTGCGAGAACACGGCCCAGGTCATGCCGCCCGACTGGTTAGGCATCCCTGAGACGCGCATCGTCGACTTCTCGTCGCCTTGCGCCGTCGTGGACTGCCCGCTGCGTGAATCCCAGAGGAAGTTGTTAGTCGCGGCTCCACCAAACCCGTTGGCCCACTGCGTGTGAACGACGTACTCCCCGCCGGTCCACGTTCCGATCTTCTCGATCGTGCCACAACCGAAGTGTCGGAACAAGCCAGGGCTGTACTCGAGCACCGCGTGGATGTACGGCGAGTCGGTTGACTGCGAGAAGAGAGTGAGTGCGGTGTACGGCCCGTCACCGATGCTCGTGAGACGTCGCTCGAGGGTAACAGCCCCGGTCGTAACTTGGCCGCGACCGGAGTCGCCTGGGTGCTGGCCGACGTTATTGCCGCTAGTGTAGCCCGTGGACTGGTACAGTCCGATGACGCCGCCAGACGCGGCAGCCGACCAGCGGAACCCCATGAACACGGTCCCGCGCGAGATGACAGCCCGGCGGTTCACTGTGTCGAGTTCGTTCTGCGTCCAGCCGTTAGCGACGGCGAAGTTTACGAACTGCGTTACGACGTCCTGCTGACTCGTCGCGACGCCTGTCTGGTAAGCCATCTTAGCCCTCCTTCACTGCAAACTTCGCCCAGTTGTCCGTGCGCGCGCCGCACTGGAAGACGCGGTAGCGCTGCGTGCCGACTGTGATTGTGTCGTTCGGCACGACGCCGCCCTGTGCGTCGAACCAGAAGAGCCCATCGACCTCGCCCAGGATGCCGAAGCCACTTCCGGAGTTGACCAGCGAGCACGGACGAAGGATGTACAAGTCCCCGCCGGAGTTCGTCGTCCGGATTAGACGCGACGTCTGTGTACCCGGGTTACCGGCTCCAGGAACGAAGTCACTCGCGTCAACGACGCCCGTGGAGATGTTAGGCCAGTTGTCGCCGGCGTCGTACGGCGGGCTTCCATCGACCCCGGTAGGAAACACAAAAGTGCCACCCGACTCGGCTGACCGAGCAGTACCAGACCACGCCGAGTTGCTGACGCGACCCCAGACTCCGCCGGGAAGACGAACGTATGCCGGGCCGATGGAGCTCGTCGAGAAGCGCACCGGGTCGCTGATGCCGGAGTGGTGAATGCTCGAGCTCGACGCCAGCATGTCCCATTCGTTCGTCGTGCCGCATACAAACAGCGGGTACGGGTACTCGCCCGCGGTGCCAAACCGGTTCAAGAACCCGAGGTGCATACTCGGGTAGTTAGACCCGATCTTGAACATCGCGACGATTCGGTACGGCGTGACGCTGACCCAGAAGTCAATCGTGCTCGTCGTAAGCGGGACGTAGCAGCCTTGATCGTTCGCCGTCGTGAAGCGACCCGGGCTGATGCCTGGCTGGTTGTCCCACGTGTTGCCGGACTGGAAGCCAGTCGCGCCCATGAGCTCGAAGTTACGAGCACCAGACGGCACGTCGCTGAAGGTCCTCCACCCGACGATGATCGCGTCACTACCGGAGCCCGCACCCTCGACGATGACCTCGCGTTCACCGGAACCGCCGACATTCGTCGAGCGCCGCGACGTCCAGCCGTTCGTGCCCATCGTCAAGTTGATGGTACAGCCTGAGCCAGCGCCCGTATCAGTCACGGCGTTGCCCGTCATAGTAGGGTTCACCGTGTAGAGGCCAGCATTGATGATACGGACGGCCGTCACGGCGCCGCCACCATCGACGGTGACGACTTGCAGCTGAGCAGTAATCGTCGCGGTACCACCTGCGACTGTGAGCACATCGCCGACCGAGTATCCCGTGCCAGCAGCGTTGATCGCAACGCTCTGCACTGACGTGCCGGTGACGATGTTGTGCAGCATGTCGGCCATCGCCTGATGGCCAGTCACGGTGCCTAGGATCCACGCCATGCTTAGCTCCTCTCCGTAGCCCTACGGTTACGGCGGATGATGTTGAGGACGACGCGCTCGCCGTCAGCTGAGTTGAGCGCGCCGAGGACTTCCTTCGGGTCGAGCACGTTGATCACGCTGACGTTTCCACCTATCGTCGCGCCGTTCGGCACGATGGTCCCGGGCCCGTCTGGCACGAAGAGCTCAGGGCCCTTCTCACCGACGACGCTGGGTCGACCGACGGGCGGGCGGCCGCCTTCAGCGAACCCAAGCAGTCCTCTGAACAGCCCGAAGAGACCGCCGCCTCCGCCGCCGATGCCCGGCCCGCCGGAGAAGATCGCGTCGAAGATGCCGTCAGTCAGCTTGTCGAGTGCCTTGTTCCCGATGCTATCGAAGAACGATAGCAGCGCCTCCTCCGCCGTCTTCGCCCCGGTCGCGAACTCCTTGAAGGCGTCCTTCGCGGAGCTGCCGATGTCATCGAAGAACTCAGCCAGCTCGCGCTTCTGCTGCAGCTCGTCGAGCCGCTGGATGAACTGCACCATGATCGGGTCGTTGTCCTCGAGACGACGACCGAAGGCTTGCTCGGCCTGCTCCTGCAGAGTAGCGATCGCGATAGCTCGCTCGCGGGCCTCGTTGCTTAGGCCGACGAGCTGGATCTCGCGCTCGATGTCATCGAGGATCCGCAGCCGAGTGCTGACGACTGGGTCCTCGCGTGCATCGTCAAACGGGTCGTTTACGTCGCCGCCGGGGCCCTGCGGAACTCCGGCCGCACCACGCTGACGCCGCGCTTCACGGGCTGCGTCACGCTGGGCACGAGCCGCGCGACGTGAATCAACATTTACACCAACCCGACGAGCAAACTCGAAGTCACCCTCGAGCACGGCGTCCACGCCTTCCTTGAACTGGAAGGCGAAGTCCTTGCCAAGGTTGAGTCCTTGACCAACGACGTCCTCGTCGAAGTTCTTCTTGAACCGCCCGCCCACGTCGCGGAAGGCAGCCTCGATCTGGCGGTTGAACAGCGTTGCCGAGTTGGCGGCGATAGTCTTGGCCTGCTCGACGTTACCGGCCAGCAGCTGGTCGAGCGCATCAAGTGAAAACTGTACCTGGTCGTAGATTGCGTTAAGAACCTTGCCAGCGACCTGACCGATGGTACGGAAGAACGCGATGATGCCGTTCGCGTAGTCCTTCCACAGCTGGAAGATCCCGCCAAAGACCTCGTTAGTGCTCGTGCCCAGGTCGTTGAACGTCTGCTCGATGAACTCGTACGCATCGCCGAAGAACCCGATCACGAACTGGAGCCCGTCACGCACGCCGTTGACGAGTGACTCGATCAGGTCGCCGATGACGTCGATCGTTTCCCCGAACCCGATGGCCAGTTCCTCGAAGACAGCAAGCGTGTAGTCGACCGCGTCGTTCACGCCCTCAGCTTCGACAGTCACGCCAGCCAGCGCTCGCACGACGTCCGTGGTCAGGTCAACGAGGTCACGCAGCGCTCCGCCGAAGCCGTCCTCTCCAGCGACAATGAACAGCTCTTGGACCGAAGCCTTGAGTTCCTTGAACGACCCGCTCAGCGAGTTAGTGACAGTGTCACCGAAGGCCTTGGCCGTGCCGTTCGAGTTACGCAGCTGCGTGTCGAAGTCCTTGGCAGCCTTCGTATTCTCAACGAGGGCTAGGGCACCGGCCGCGACCTCACGACCGAAGATGATGCCAGCGGACCGAGCGTCGAGGTTGGCTGACGCGAGTCGCTCGAGTGCAGCCTGCAGTCCGACGCTGCGAACGTCGATCTCGTTGAAGTTGATGCCGAGCTTCTGGAGCTCCTTGCTCGCCTCGGCCGTCGGCCTGATGAGTGTCGAGATGACGCCACGCAGGGCAGTACCGCCGCGTGCGCCGTTCTGTGCATTGTTCGCGAGGACGGACAGGAACGACGCCGTGCTCTCGATGTCGAGCCCGACGGCGTTGGCCGTCGAGCCAACGAACGAGAAGGCGAGAGCGAGGTCGCGCACGTCCGTCGTAGACGCGTTCGCCGCGGCGGTGAGGACGTCAGCCACACGGGCCGACTGCTCAGCGCCGATCTGGAACTGTGCAAGCGATCGTACGACGATCTCGGAGGCTTCGGCCAGCTCAAGCTGACCTGCGGTCGCGAGCGCGAGCACCGACGGCAGCGAAGCCGCCTGCTGCTCGACCGTGAGACCGGCCTTCGCGAGTTCAACGAGGCCGCTGGCTGCCTGCGACGCAGAGAACTGCGTCGAGGTGCCGATGTCCCTTGCGATCGTCTCGAGTTCCTTCAGCTGGTCGCCAGTGGCACCGCTGACGGCAGCGAGGTTGGCGAGCTGCTGCTCGAACTCAGCGAACGTCGTGACCGCTTCCTTCACGAGGGCGACGCCGCTGAAGGCCGCGAACACGGCACCCAACGGCCCGACCAGCGCGGTCGCGGCGACGCGAAGACCACCCAGGCCGGTTCCCAGCCTGAGTGATGCACCTTGGAACCGGCCGAACTCGTTGCGACCCTGTGAGGCGGCTTGCCGCACACTGGCGATCGAGCGCTCAGCGGCTGCCGCGCCGCGGACTGCCCCTGAAGGGTCGATGTCCACTTGTAGGCGAGCCACGTCGGCCATGAGCCGGTTCCTCCTTCTTCGGTTCTTCCTCAGACTTGTGACTGAGGAAAGCCGAGTCCATGGCGCGGATGAGCGTGAACCACTCGAGCCGCTCCTCTACGTCTGTCATGCAGTAGAGATCGAGGATAGCCACGATCTCGGTCGCCGGGATGGCGCCCGCCGACCAGCCGACCGGTCGCGCGTTGCTCAGCAAGGTGAACGCGTCCCAGACCGGCATCAGCTCGTCATCGAGCCGCGGTAGGTCACGCAGCGGCGTCCGCTGGCCCCTCTTCTCGAGGAGCTCAAAGTACTCAACGTGCTTGCCCCACGTCAAGTACCATCGGAGCCGCTTTGTGAGTTTCCCTGCGCCTCGAGCATCCTCTTCGTGCGGAAGAGGTCAACTCGGCGGGCCTGACCTTGCACGATGCGGAAGAAGTCAGGGTACGTCTTGAGCAGGCGCTTTGCCGTCTCGGGCGAGTACTCGAGGGTCTTACCGTCCTCCTCAAGTCCCTCCCACCCGAGCAGCACGCAGCGCGAGTACACGTCGGCGGCGGCCTCCGCCATGTCTTCCGCGCTCGCGTCGCCGAGTCCAGAGGCGCCGATCTTGGCCTTGACGGCGCGGCGCATCTCCTCGTTGTACTTGACGTTGCCCTCCCGGGCCACGAGCAGCTTGAGCCCGTCGCCCAGGTCCTCCGTCCACGTACCAGTGAGTTCCTTGCTCGCGTCGGTCGCGAGCTTCTCGATCTTGAAGCCCATGCTGTCTCCTTACGGACCAGGGATGCGCACGACGCGGATCGTGTGACCGATGGTCGGGTTGCGGAAGGCTGTCCACGACAGGTCCGCGACCACGTCGGTGTTGATGCCGCCAGCCACGCGGCGGGCGTTGGTGTACTTGATCGCCGGGATGTCGAGGATGTAGCGGTTGTTGCTCGAATCCCGGAAGCGGTTGATGAGGAAGGACGTCGTGAAGTTCAGGTACTGGTCGATGATCGCGTGCGACTCGAACAGCGCCTGCACGGTGCCGGTGAGGCCGATCGAGCCGGAACCGATCGACGCGGCGCCCAGGCGGCCGATGCAGCCGCGGGCTCGCAGGTTGTTCGCGAGGTCCATCGTGAAGTTCTGGAAGCAGAGGTTCGCGGACCCGGTTGACGCGTCCTTGATCTGGGCGATGTTGTCGATCGAGTTCTGCACCGGGTTGCTCGGCGCGGCGACGATGCTGCCCGTCGAGCTCGACGAAGTCTTCGACTCGGCCTTGCTGCCGATGAACCCGAAGCCGGTGTTCACGATCGAGTTGAGCGCGATGGTGAGGTTCCACGTGTCGACCGACATGCCCGAGTAGAGCTCGAAGATGTTCGACAGATCGAGGAAGCCCTTCTCGATGTTGTACGACCGCAGCGTCGTGCCGTTCGTGACCTGGGACTCGAGCTGGACGGTGAGGGTCGCGCCCGAGGCCTCGTCCACGATCGACGTGAGGCCGTGCTCCAGCACGAGCCGGTTGTTATCCAGCGTGCCCGGGTTCGAGCTCTGGATCGCCGAGATGCGGAACGTGCCACGGTTAGCCGCGACGTTCGTACCGCTGACATGGATGATGGTGACCCACGCACCAACGGTGAGGGACGCGAATGCTTCGTCCGTCGCCGATGTGACGGTCTGGCCAGCAGCTGCGAAGGTCAGGTTCGTGACCGACGTCACGATGCTGCTCGCGGTCGTCCAGTCAGCCGAGAGCAGCGCGGCCTGGATGAACTCGTCGTAGGTGCCGTAGGACAGCTCACCGCTGACGTCGCCCGAGGCAGACAGGTTCGTGCGGATGACGTCCGACACCTGCCGGTCAGAGCGGATCTCCTGCGACGTCGTCGTCTCGGTGTCCTGGCCGAGCGTGTCACTGACAAAGCGCAGCGCCTGGAACGCCACAGAAGGGGTTAGGCCGTACGAGACTTCCTTCCCGTACGACAGGAGGACACGATTCGCGTCAGACATGATCAGTCTCCCGTGTTCACGATCTCGTCGTACTGGAAGGGGCACGTCACGTTGACTTGCCACCACGCTTGTGTTACACCGACGGTCGTGATCGTCGGTTCTGAATACACAATGCCATCAGCGGTCACCATGCGGAACGCCGACTTGATGCGGTCGGCGAGCTTTATGGCGCTCGCGTCTCCCTTGCCGATCGGGCTGAACACCTGGAAGATGATCGAGCCCGTCGTCCTCGAGCGGGGCTTCCCAGGACAGATGTCGACCTGCACGGAGGCTGCTGGGCGGATGTTCATCCGCACCCAGTCTTCGTTGTCCGGCTTCTCGAAGTCTGACTGGTTGTCGTACTGCGTCGGCACGTCCTCAAGGTCGACGACCTTTGCCTTGTAGCGAGCGCGCATGAGCTTGTTCATGTCTTGGTTCACGTGAACTGGCTCCGCACTTCATCGAGGGTGATCGCCACCATGCCCTGCGGCGCTTGGTCGGACGAGCCGTTCTCAAGGTAGATGATGTAGGTGACGTTGTTGCTGATCGCTACTCGTTCACCGAACTTCAACGCGCCAAGCTTCCTTGCCGCGTCAGCAAAGATCGCAGACCCGTCCTTGTCAAGACGGTCAGGCGCCCCACTGACTGCGCCTACATCGAGCTGCCAACCGCCACGGGCACGGCCTGTATCTACCGGCGTCTTCAAGACGACGCCCGTGAGTACCTGAAACGCGACCTTCTTCTGCAATAGCACGACTCGTTCCGGCACGACCTTCTTCGCGAAGCGCTCAAGCGCCGCGTTGAACTGGGCCGTGGATCGTGCAAGTCTGCTCATGCGGTGAGGAAGATTCGGTACGCCGCGGTCTGCACGCCGCTGATGAGCGGGTCGACACGGACGGCGGACCAGTTGCGGCCAGATACTGTCACGCGCATCCCGCGCTTCGGCGTGAAGGTCACGTTCCCTTTGATGAAGCAGTAGGAAACGTCAGCGAGCTTTACGTCGCCGTCGAAGAAGTCTTTCTTATACCGCTGAGGAGGCGTGATGACGACGTCGACCTCGGACGGCGCCAGCTCGCAGGCCTCGCCCTCTGTAACGTCGAAGCCGGTGTCCGCCGGCACGGTGACCTTACCCGCGGTTCCGAACTCATCGATGAGCTCGATCGCGAGGTCCGGTGCAAATGCATCAGCCTCGTTCAACGGCGTCTCCTGAGGCGATGAGGTCCGCGAGCAGGCGGTCGATCTTCGTGTATCGCACCGCGGTTGGCTTGCTGCCCGCGTACTCGACTTCCTTCTCGAGCACGTCCAGCTTCTTGCGCTCGCGGACGATCCCGCGCTCGACGCCGACGTCTGGCTGCAGGTCCTCAGTGCTGGCCCGTAGCGAAGCCTCAGCGTGGGCCTTGAGCAAGTTAGGCGGGAGCACGTTCGCGTCGAGACAGAACCCGTCGAAGTCCGTCACGCCTGCGCGCGGCCAAGCAAGGCCCTGGGTCTCGTGCAAGCGCTGCCCCTTCCATCGGTTGCGATACCTGTCGTCAATGAAGGCCGCGCCCTGTCGGACCGCGACCTCCTGTGCGCTGAGTGCCAACGCGTTGAAGGCCGTGAACCCTTCCGGGTCGAACTTCTGGAGATAGGCGAGTACATCCGCGACCGACTGGTAAGAGTCGGCTCCGGGTACGCCAGCACCAGTTTCGATGGTTAGGGCCACGTTGGTTTCCTTTGAGGTTTAGTGACCTCTAGATGCGTCAGCCTGTCGGACGGGTCGATATATCAGCCGCGGTCTTCGGACCCGTCAGACCCGCCCGTATCGTCAGAGTTGTCGGCGTTCGTGTCCTTGGTTTCCTCCGACTCGCTCGAGTCATCGGTCTCGGGAAACTTGGCCTGCGCCGCCTCTTGGGCAGCCTTCGCCTCTTCGTCTGTCTTGCCGGACTCGAGCGCCTTTGCGTAGGCGAGTCGTCCAGCGATGACCGCGGGATCCTCGGCCTCCTTGACGAGGCCGTCAGTGCGAGCGTAGCCCAGCTCCGTGTACTCATCGACCTCGCTCGGCGCGACCATGACTTCTCGGCCGCACTCGCTCTTCATCGAAATCAGCATCGTGTCTCCTTTCTGTAAGAGGAATAAACGGAGCCCGCTTTCGCAGGCCCCGGTCTGGGTTAGATATTGACGCGCACGGCCATGTTCGGGTCGAGCACCTTTGTGCCGAACAGGACGTCGAGCGCGACGTTCACCTTGCTGTTGTCGCCGTCGTAGTAGATGCGCGAGCGGAGCGACAGGCCGGTGATCGGGTCCTGGATCGACGCGATCTCGGCGCCGCGGCCGTTGCCCATCTCGGACAGCGGGGCGGTGACGAGGCACAGCGCGTTGCGGTGGAAGGCGAGGCCCTGCTTGCCGGTGTTGCGGATGAAGGTGATCGCCTCGTTGTCAACCACAGCAGCCTTGAGCGGCGGGCTGATGGCGATGCTGCCGGCGTTGGCGGTGAAGGTGGGGTCCGCGGTGAGGACGTAGGCCTGGGCGTGACCGGAGAACTTGAGCGAGTCGCCCTTCTTGAGCGTGCCGGTGGTGATGGCCGCGGCGTCGATGTTGAGAGTGGAAGTGCCAGCCGCGTAGCCTGCGACGTTGTTCACGGCCGGGGTCGTGATCGTGCCAGTGCCAGCGGTGTGGGTCGGCGTGTTCTGGTTCGCCCAGAGGTTGAACCCGAACTTGGTGCCGAGGTTGCCGTTGAACTGGGTCGTGACGCCGCGGTCAGCCGCGCCCTGCTGCTGCGAGAAGGCCGACAGCTGGAGGAACGCGTTCTCGAGCGACCCGTCCATCATGTAGTGCATCATGTTAGGGTCGTTGAGCGGCACCTTGTTGTCGAAGAGGATCTGGCGCGGCGTGGTGATGTCGACGACGCCCGGCGTGGTGCCCACGTCGTACTGCCACGGGATGTCGATGTAGTGCGCGGCCAGCGTCTGGTCGATGACGTCGGCGAGGGCCACGGCCGCCGGGCGGATGTGGTCCTGGATGATGCGCTCGCGCGTGAAGGCCAGCTCCTTGTCGGTCAGCGCGAACTTGACCTCCTTCCAGTAGGCCAGCGTGACGGGCACCGTATCGGTGTTGACGTCCTGGGCGCTCGACGGAGCGTTCTGCGCGACGAACGAGCTGGGCCGGCGAATGTTGATCGTCTCGCCACGACCGAAGGAGCGGCGCTCCTCGTCGTAGCCCATGTACACGCGGTTCGCCAGGCCCATCACGTTCTCGAGCTGGACGAGGGCCTCCTGCGCGTAGAAGATCGGATTGTAAACGCCAAGGGTATTCGGCATGATCAAGTCTCCATGATCACGAGCTCAGCGCCGGCCTTCTTGGCCTGCTCCTGAGCAGCGCGATACGTTCGCACGTCCTTGGCTTGTTCACGCGTGAGCGTGATCTTGCCGCCGGACGCGTTGTTCCCATTGCCATTGCTGTTGCCGCCGGCGGCAGAACCGCCGCCGGAGGATCCGCTGCCGCGGAAGGCACCCGCGAACTCCGTCTTGGACTTGAGGATCCCCACGTACTCGTCGATCGGCATGGGCTCGGTCGAGCTGCCGGGCTTGCGGCTCAGCAGCGGACGACCGTCATCGCCGATGACGTGCGTGACGAACTTCCCGTCCTCCTCGACCAGCTTCACGCGGGACGAGACGAGCGGCTCGAGCAACTCGGGGATACCCTGGCTGGAGGCGATAGCCGCGCGGACCACCGACTTGACCTTCGCGTCCGTCAGTTCGGTCAGGAGCTTGGTCTCGCGCTCCTTGAACTGCGTACGCTCGGTCCCCAGGTTTGCCTCGATCTGCTTCCTCTGGTCCTCGAACTTCTGGGCCAGCTGCTTCTCCTTCTCCGCGAGCCGAGTCTTGGCGTCTTCCGGCAGCTCGCCGCTGTCGTACTTCGCCTTGAACTCCAGCGCGTCACGCGCCGCGGCCACGTCGATGCCGTCATAGGCCTTGAGCTTCGCGCTCATGGTCTTGACGTTGTCGCGCTCCTTGGTCAGAGCGCCCTGCAGCTTGCCAACGTCAGCGAGCTGGAGCCCGTTCACCGGGTCCACCTTGAGCTGATACGTCTCCGACCCCTCAACCGGCGCGTACTCCGACTGGAGCACGGGGTTGAGCGAGCCGAACTCTTCTTTCGTCACGATTGCCTTCGCCATTGCTATCCTTTCCGGGTCGCGTCACGCGGCCCTGGCTTCACGCCTCAGTTCTTCCAACGAGAGCGGGCGGAGGTTCTCATCCACCAGCTCGTCAACGGTGATCTTACCTTCTCGGAACAACTTCGCTCGTCCCGGGCCGAGTGCGGCGTCCTGCACAGATGCAGGCTGCTCCTCGAGCCAGTCTTGGTACGTCTGGTCCGCGGGGACCTGCCCATTCATGCTAGCACGCGTGGCGGGCGACAGGTCCCGGGCCTTGATGCCGAGCTCCTCCCAAGACTTGAGGATCGGCGTCGTTGTTGATCGACAGTTGAAGTGCGCCGGAGGGCGGGGGCCCTCGTCCACCTTGAACACCTTGCCGTCCAACGACTTGCAGACGTTCGACGTGCGGGAGTCGAGGGTCGACACCCACTTCACGCCCTTTACTACGTCGTCGTTCTCGTCGTACGTCTCCTCGCGGGCCTGGGCAGACACGTGAGTGACTGCCGTGCGCGTGACTGACTCGGCCTGCGACTTCGTGATGACCAGCTGCCTGCGTACTGCTCGGCTCATCGTACCAATGTCGTCGCCGCGCACTAGCCCGATGTTCACTGCGCGGGCTACGCGGTCCTTTGCTGACGCTGACACGCCGTCCGTCCATTGCTTCAGCACCCTACCCTCGAATGGGTTGCTCGAGACGATGCTTCTCAGTAGGGCCGTGGACGGCGACCGGAACTGCAGGGCCAGCTCGGCGGGCACGGCCTGTGTCAATATACTAACCTGCCTTGCTGCCTCAGTCAAGGAAATATCACGGAGGTCAGAGGAAAGGACTTGGGCCCACTTCGTTGCTTCCAGTTGGGCCTCGAGCTCGGCTTGCATCGCCTGGAGCTGTTTCACTCGAAGCTTAGAGGTCTGCCTCCCGCTCTTCATACGGTCGAGACGGCTCGCGATGTCGTTCTCGATGTCCGGGATGGCGCGCTGGATCAGAGCTCCGATCTTGCGCGCCTCGCCCTTGCGAAGCCGGGCCACTTGGATCGCGTGGCGGAGCATCAAGTTGAGGAGCTTCTCATTTACGGATGTCACTACGACTCCCGTCTTGCTTGTATGCGAGCATTGTGTACACCTCGAGCTCGCACTCGAACACGCTCCAGTAGAAGTCGGGCGATGTGCACGCGCCCGAGAACACTTTCGACGCGAAGGCTGCTGCGTGCGGCTTCACAAGGTAGGCGTGCGTGCCGTTCGGCCCCTTACCGCCGTCGCGGGAGCCGCCGAGCCAGACGAGGTCCCAGCTTGGCGGCAGCTCGACGTCGGCGACCCACTCCGCGTCGTCCTCAAGAACCAGCGTCGGCTCTGTGATGCCACGAAGCGCCTCGGCGTGTGCCAGCGCGCAGCCTACGCGGGGATCACTGTGGAGGAACCCTGGGCGGAACTGCGGGCGGGGCACCCAGCTCAGGATCTTCGTCTGGCGATCCTTCCGGTGCGGCAGGGTTATCACCAGCGTTGGGAAGACCGAGTGGCACTTCAGGAATGGCATCCATGTCCTCCTCTTCGATGCGCTCGCGCTCGGTTTCCGCGTAAACGTCGTCGCTCAGCACGCCGCGACGCTTCGTTTCGTTGATGAAGGTCTCGTGAGAGATGTCACGCGAGTCGCGCATCTTCTGGAGCTTGTCCACGTCGTCGCTCGAGCGGATGGCGATCGCGAAGTCGGAGAAGATGTCAACGCCGAAGTTCTCGTCCATCTCAACGCCGATGAAGGCGTGCGCGTGCTTGAAGCCCTCGAGCAGCCCAGATTCGACCGCACGAACCCAGACCTGCGACGCGGCGTCGTTGTTCCCCTCGTCGAAGATCTTGCCCGTCGCCGTGCTCGACGCGGAGCGCTCGATCAGGGGCTGCATACCCATGACCTCCATCTGCTCCTCGAGCTTGTTGATGTCGTCAACGCCTGCCGCGATCGCTGAGCCCTTGTGCTCGACAAACTCGAGTGAGGCGTTTGTGTTCGACACCGCCTTCACCATGTTGGGCGAGATTGTGATGCCCTTCTCGATCTCCTCGTCGGAGAAGCCCTTCGCGAAGAGCAGCCCGATGCGCGAGAAGCGCAGGTAGTTGCGGTGGTCGGCCGACGACTGCCAGTGCGCGCAGTTCAGCCAAGCGAGGTCCTCGAACGGCGGAGCCGCGGTGAAGAACCCGGTTTTCTCGAAGTAGATGGTCACTAGCGGAATGCGCTGCATGACCTCGCCCGCCTGGATGACCTCGACCTCGTCAACGCTTATGAAGTCGTTCTGCGAAGCGGTCTTCATGTACGTGCGATACTTGCCGGGCTCGAGCACGCGCACCTGGTCCGTGAGCTCCTGCCCGTAGTCGCCGTTAGCCTCCATCTTCGTTTCACGGATGCGCACCTGCGTCGGGTACTCCTCGCCGGTGACCGGGTCGACGCCGCGGCGCCACCCGATGACGGTAGGCGCGGGCACGTGAACGAAGTAAGGACGAATGCCGCCCTCGGTCTCATCGCGCAGCGTCTGCCTGCCGCCGGTCTTCGGGTACTCGACGAGGAAGTGCGTCTTGCCGTGCACGGCCGCGTCGTTCATGAGCGCCTTCGCGAACTCAGTGAGCGACGTGCCCTGAAGGTCGATGTTGTCCTTCATCGGCTCGAGCTGCGTCGGGAGGTCGCCCTTGATCGTGACAGGCCGCGAGAACGGCTTCTGCACGATTCGCTTCACCGCGTTCTTGTACCCGTTGTAGAGGACGGCGCGGGAGAGCCGGATGAGGTAGTTCTTCCACTCCTCGCGCGGCTCGCGCGGGAGCCACTGCTCGCCGGCGGCGCGCATCGCGAGCGTGCCTCCGAGGAGGTCGTGCGGCAGCGCCCACCGCGTCGCCATGACCGCCCACTCGTTGCTGGGAGACTCGACCTTGTCCTCGCCGTACACGAGCGAGGACACGTCGAGGCGCAGGTGCATGGGCACCGGCGAGAACGGCGTGTAGCGGTCTGACGAGCTCATACCTTCTCCTCAAGAACCGAGAGGCGTACTTCGTGGTTGTCCAGCTTCTCGTCCATCTTCTCAGCCGCGGACGCGAGCTTGTCCGTTGCCTTCGCGAGGCTCTCGAGCCGGGTCGAGAGCTTGACGATGAAGACGACTAGCGCGATGCAGTTCATGGCAATCGTGAAGCCCGCTCCCACGATCGCTACGACCACAGCCGGGGTCATTGGCCGATCTCCAGCTTGACCACGGTCTCGTTGCCGAGGTCACGCTTCATGGAGCTCACGAGTGAGCTGAGGTGCGTGATGGCCGCGTCGGCAAGGACGCCGTCTGGGACCTGCACGGTAGTCGTAGGCCGTGGGTCGTTCGGCACGAGCTCTGACACAATGCGAACCTTGTGATTGGCGGGATCAGGATCCCGGATGTCCTTCACGATGTACATGACGATCATTGGTCTTCTCCCATCACACCGTAGAGATTGAGTTCTGTACCAGCCAAGTATAAGTGCCAGGCAGAACAGTGATGTCGTTAGTGTTACTGATATCATTGTTCTCGAGGAAGAAGGCCGGTGCACCAGCGGCCCCATAGTAGACCAGCTCCGCTTCGACTGCGAAACGGCCATTGATCACGACGAGATCAGTCCATGGGACGCTGATGACGTTCGTGTCGTTGAACACGTCAACGATGCGCGTGCCAACGCGCAGGTAAGCGTAGCTCGCGCTCCAGGCACTCGTCTGCACGCCTACGATGACGCCGGGGTTCAGCGTGCCGGTGGCCTCAACGTAGAAGACGACCTTCTGGATGCCAGCGTTCGCGGCCTCGTGCTTCATCCCGCCACCGGCTTGGAACTGGCCGCCGAGGCTGTACGGTCCGGACACGAACGACAGCATCACCTTGCGAGTCGCCTGCACCTCGTCAACCATGTCTGGGACAAAGAGGACATCGGCGCTGTTCAGTGCGCGGAAGGTCGGTGTGCCGCTAGACACGGCTGGCGACGCGAAGACGCGTGCAGCCGACTGGCTTGCCAGCGTCGCCGTCAGCGTGCCAGTGCCCGTGACCGGCGAGCCGCTCACCGTGAAGATGCTCGGCAGGCTCAGCCCGACGCTTGTGACTGCTGGCACTGCCGCGTTGACCCAGTTCGTGCCATTGAACATCAGCACTTGTTTCGCTGAAGGCGACGGCACGACGACGTTGGCTAGAGCGTCGAGGTTCGCGGCGGCGATGCGCGCATCTACCGCGGTCGAGAAGTTGGTGACCTGCGACGCGGTGTGTGTGTGCGAAGGTAGGTCGCCCGCCGAGATCGCGGCATTCACCCAAGCGGAGCCGTTCCACCGGAGGTACTGCCCGGAGGCGGGCGTGCTGACCGTGACGTCAGACAGCGCGTCGATGGACGCGGCCGCAATGCGCGCGTCCGCAGCCGTCGAGAAGTCGGTGATGTTCGCCGCGACGTGGGTATGGGCAGAGGGCGGGAACGTGCTAGGCACCGAGGTCAGCTGGTCCCACGCGATGGACAGCAGGGCTTGGTGCTGCGTGACGTTGCTGCCCGCGATCCGCACATCCGCGAACGTGCCGCTCACAATGTCAGCGGCGGCGTGCGTGTGGGCACTCGGAGCGAAGGTGCTCGGGACGTCGGTCAGCTCGGAGTACGCGACGCTACCGTTCACCCACTGTGAGCCGTTGTACCGGAGGACCTGAGCAGCAGCCGGCGTCGTGATCGTGACGTCGGTCAGGTCGTTGAGCGTCCCGACGGTGGACACCGTCTGGTTGACCCAGATGGAGCCGTTGTACACGAGCGCCTGCCCGTTGCTCGGCGTCGTGATCGTGACGTCAGTCAAGCCATCGAGAGTCGTAGCGCCGGCTGGGCCCGCTGGACCCTGCGGCCCCTGGGGACCGACCGTCGCAACCTCGACGATCTTATCGGGTCCCGTGACCTCGATGACGTCGGTGCTCGTGATGACCTGGATGATGTCCATCAGGTCGTGACCTCCGGGAGGACCTCGAGGACGCCACGGAGCAGCGTCTGCCTGTCGGTGGTGCTGATCTTGAACTCGACGTCGTAGACGTACTTGCCCTGAGGCAGCGCGGCGAAGCCACTGAAGTCAGCGCGCCCGGTGAGCGGCGCGGAGATCACGCCGTTGAGCGTGAGCAGCGGCGGGCCCGACGTGTCGTAGGTGGCACGCACCATGCACGTGGCCGTCCAGCCCGTGAGGTCCCTTGGCGCGCCGGCCGAGTCCTTCCATACGATCGCGAAGGACCAGAGGTCGTTCTCCACGATCTCATACTTCTTGGTGACTGCCATAAAGCGACGAGCGGCGTGTCCGCCGCCCGGCGCGGTTACTTCGTGTCGTTCGCGATGCCGCTGCGCAGGAAGGCGCCGATCAGCGCGATGGCCGTCATCTGCACGGCGTCCGCGAGGGTCAGCGCATCCTGGCCCAGCACGGGCTCACCGGCCGCGAAGCCGGCCCAGGCCGCCAGCAGGGTCACACCGGCCGCGATGTACGTCTTCTTTCCACTCAAGAAGCCACGGGTCATAATCGTCTCCTTCAAGAAAGTCTTCCCAGTCAGGTCCAAAGATACACTCCAGCATGTCTCGTCCTCCTGGGTGAGAGGGCGCGCTGCAGTGACGTACCAAAGCGGGGCACGGCGGTTAGGCCGCGCCCTGCGTTCATCGTGCCAAGAGCTGGGCGGCCATGGCCAGCGCGCCCTGCACGATGCCGAGCAGGCGGGCATCGACCTGGTCGCCCTGGTTCACAGCCTTGATGCCGGCCTTCAGGGCGACGTTGTCGCGCTCGGCGACGACGGCGTCCCAGAAGTCAGGCGCCGCCACGAGAGTCGACAGGTGCGTCGCGCGCTCGCTGGCGTACTGGGCCACCTCGTTGAGGTCGGCCGTGAGGTCACGCCCGGCCTCCTCGGCCGCGCGCTTGAGGATCAACATGAAGTTGTCGATGGGGTCCATCATTCATTCCTTTCCTGGAGCAGTCGCATGGCCTCATCCATGTTAGTGAGGCGCTCCAGCTTGGAGGCGTCGGCGGCGTTGGGTTCCGCCAGAATGTTCGCACGCGCGGCGTCGCGGATCGCGGGCCACGCGGAGAACGGGATCACGCGCCGGTCACCGGCACGCATGGCCGCGTCGAACGCAGCGAAGGTATCCGGCACGGCGGTGGGGCCGGCCTGCACGTCCTGGGCAACGCCTTCCCACGCCATGATGGTCGTGGGCAGGAGGACGTTGTCCCGGGCGGTCTTGCCCACGCACGCGCCGAGCGCCAGAGTGGCGCACAGGACGACGCAGGCAACGACACTGTTCTTCATGGGGCCTCCTTCTCAATAAGTGGTGTCCTTGCCGACAACCCCGGCAATGGGGAAACGCCTGTGGATGTAATAGCGGATGGCGTCGCTGATGTGAGTCAGCGGGTCGTCTGCCTTCTTCTCGATGTCTCCCGCTTGGTCGCGGGTGACGCCCTCAAGGTCGCGGATCACGTACTTGCAGGCCTTGTTCACGTGAAGCCGGCCTGCGCTCGCTCGGGCGTTGACCGCGTTCACGCAGGAGCGTACCTGCGGGTTCGATTCCGGCACGCGCCACTTGAGCTGGCCCGGGAACAGCGGGTTCAGCGTCTGCCGCACGAGGTCCCAGTCGCTGCCCTGCACCTTCGCTGACCCGCGGTTGCCGCCGGTCGCGTCACCGTAGAGCAGGATGCCCTGCTTGTGGTCCTTGAACTTCTCCGCGAAGACCTTACATACCTTGGGTGTGTTGCTGTCCTGCTTGATGTACACCTCGTCGACGACGACCGTGCCAAGCTCCGGGTGTTCCTGCACGACGGCCGCGACGCCCGGCTCGACGTTGAAGTCGAGGCAGAGGGCGACGTCCCAGTCGGGGTTGTACTTGACCTCGACGAGGTGCTTCGAGGAGTCGAACGCGTAGTAGGCACGCCCCGCGAAGTTTACGAACGAGGCCTTGATCTCTTGGTCGTACGTGAGAGGGTCGAGGTCGCGCTTGAGGCGCTCGATCTCGTCAGCGGGCAGGACCTCCTCGGACGTCCACGTGAAGCAACCCCAGTCAGTGTCGCCCAGCGCGTCGGTCCAGAGCTCGTAGAAGTGGTCACGGCCCTCGGGCGTGCCCGTGAAGTCAGCCGTCCCGTTGCGCTCGGCCAGCATGGGCCGCACGTGCTCGCCCCACACCTCGGGCTTCATGTCCGCGAACTCGTCGAACTGGATGTGGTCCAGCGGCGAGCCTTCGATGCGGGCAGGCTCGTCGAGTCCTGCACACTCGACCGTGACGCCGTTGACCAGCGTCAGCTTCATCTCTCCGTCCAGCGGCTTGCCCACCGTGAACGGCTTGAACATCCGCTTGATCGGCTTCCAGAAGATGTTCTTGGCCTGCCTGTGCGTAGGCGCCGCGAACACGATCCGGCCGTCCTCATGCTCGATCTCGAAGGCCCGGCGGAACCCGCGAGCCTTGCCCGTCATGGTCTTGCCCGAGCGACGGCCGGCGGGCACGACGTTGAAGCGCTTGCGGCTCAGCAGGAAGTCCCGCTGAGGAACGACGAGCTTCATCTGCTTAGGCAAGATGACCGCGGAGCTCGTCATCGAAGTCCTCTTCGTTCTCGGTCAGCACCATGTAGTGTACGTTGCCCACGATCTCGTCGCACTCATAACGGAGGAGGCTCCCGTCAACGATGAGCACGGCCTTGTCGATCTCCTTCCCGATGTCGAAGGCGAAGCCGTCAAGCAACCCGCCCTTGAACTCAGCCCTTCTGCTCTCCGGTTCCGTTGGCATAGGCGTTCTCCATTGCCCGGAGCGCCTCGCGGATTCGCTTCGCCGTGGCGTCCGCGTCGTCGTCCTTGTCGTGCTTGCTCTCGAGGCCAAGCAGCTTATCGAGCCGCTCCTGGGCCGCGATCTTCGTGCGGGCATCGACGCCTTCGTCCCGCAGGACGTTCTCGTAGAACGCGATGGCCTTCTCGCGGGCGGTCTCGCGGGTCTCGCCCGCGGCCATCCGCATCAGTTCCCTCGCGTCGTTGGCAATGCCCTCGTACTTGCGGTGGTCCCACTCGAGCTTGGCCTTCTCGATGAGGAGCTTGACGGCCGCCTTGATGGTCCCCTTGTGGAACCGCCGTGCCATCATGTCCGAGACGAGCTCGACCAGTTGCTCGTAGGTTGCCTCTGGGAGTTGTTCCTTGTAGCTTCCCACACCAGTTGAATATACACCGCACGGCGGGTGGAGTCAAACGGAAAATGCGGCGAACGCCTCGCGCACGATCTCCATCTCGACTTCTCGAGCGCGCAAGTCTCGCCGAAGCCACCTTTCTACCGAGCAGCACGATCTTGGGCGGCAGGTATGGGAACTCCTCCGTGCCCAGCATCCATGATCACGGCTTCACCTTCTTGTCGCAGCTCCTGCACCTCGCCTTCCCGTCGCGAATCACCCAGCTCTTGTTCGTGATCTTCACCTTCTTGCACCCGGGGCACACGCGGTCCGCCGGGATCTTCTTCTCGCGCATCTTGCGCTTGTACTCCCGCACGTACTCCTTGCGCGCCGCGGGGTCGTCCCAGTTCGCGCGGCGCTTTGACTTCTTCTCCGCCTTCTCGAGTGCGCGTAGGGCGTCACACAAAGCTTTCACGACATCCGCCATATTTCATCTCCGTCGCGAAACCGCCAAACCCGTGAGCTTCAGTTCTACCAACGGAAACCGCAACTTCGCTCAGAACCCCTAACCCATAAACCAGCCAGACAACGTATTCATCTCAACAATAACACAAACTCCATCTTAGCCTACTTAGTGTTATTATTACGTCTATTGTATCCTGGTACCTGTGGTAGTTAATCAGAGATTTTCCGTTATGACGCGAGTTTGAGTACAGGGTACCGTTCCTTACATTGCGACTAGTCAAGGGTTACCGCTAACCAGCGCGCATTTTCAGTTTCCTGTATACAAACTGAACCTCACTCGCCGATGCGAACTCGCTCGGGAACCTCTCTCGCCGGCTTTTCCCCAGTCGCCAGCCACTGCGCCAACCACGAGAGCTGCGCAACGCCGACCGGCGTCTTCATGGTCACTTCGCCGCTCTCCCACTTGAAGCGCCACCCGGCCGGGGTCCATTTCACCCGCACGACCTTCGCGCCCTGATATTCCATTCGCAGTGCGTGCTCCTCGTTCTTGCGCGCGGACTGTGATTCGTCCTCGCAGAAGAACCAGCGCCCAGTGCGAAGCTCCCACACGGCCTCGCCGCCCTTGCGCACGCACATCCCGCTCTTGCGCATTTCATGCTCGAGCTGCCCGGCTAGCGTGAGTCTTCTAGGCACTTGATGTGCTCCTTCCAGTTACGGTGTACCCAGCGTATCGCGTCGAGCATGCTCGGGACTGGGGAGTCATTCACGAGCCAGCGCGCCCCGTCGTAGTAGGCGTCGCAGCGCTTCTCCTTGCACAGGCCGATCCGTACGCCGTACGCGAGAACCGTGTTGTCCGGCATGATGGTGTATTCGATCCCGTTGGCCCGGGCCTCGGCCATCAAGTCGTCTATGCGGGGCATGTCATGGCCCTCGCGATCATGGCGGAGGCGTGCGCGGCACCCGGGACCTCGCGGTGCTCGTCGAAGAAGATCTTCACGCCAGTGCTCCTGCGATTGAGTTGCGAATCTGCACGCCGGCTGGCGTGTCCTTAGCCAAGGGCAGCTCGATGCGCCCACGAAGGTTACCCAGGCGGTCCTCCCACTGCAGGCACCACCCGCAGTAGCGCCCGACGAGGTAGGGGACACCGCGTTCCTCGAACTTACGAAGCACCTGCTTCTGGTCCTCGGACAGCGTGCCGTTCCGCGCCTTCATCTCGATCCAGCACCCGGGCACGTCCTTGCCGCACACGTAGCGGTCTGGGATCCCGGGCTGCTGCATGGCCGATGCGACGAAGGCGATGACGAAGCAGTTGCACTTCCTCAGCTCGTCGCACATCCATCTTGTGAACTCTGATTCAGTCAACGTCGACTCCTAACACGCCAAGGAGGGCGTCGAGCTGCTCCTCATTGAGCCGGGTCGTCTTGCTGTTGTCGAACGTCACCACGGTCACGCTGCCGCCTTCCGCCTCCACCTTGTGGTGCTTCTCGGACCACACGACCGGCGTCGAGCTCGATGTCGTACTCATACAGGTCATTCTCCCAGAGCTCCATGAGGAGCGCTTCCTTCTCGGTCCTGCCTACGCCGAGCTCCAAGCAAACTTGTCTCGGCAGTTTGTACGGTCGTAGGTTTCCCAGTAGCCATCTAGCACGCTTAGAGATCATCCCGCTGCTCCAACCCGCAGTGTCGCAGGAAGTCAGGTCGCCCGTCGTGCTTCTGCTGTACTGCGTGGGTATCGACCTTGGGCGCTACCCCATTGTCGATCGCGGTCATCGCCTCGTGGCACGGGTCGCATACCGCGCGCAGGTCCCAGAGCGGCTCGAAGTACTTGTAGCGGTAGCTGAGGTGGTGTACCTGCCACGCGTCGCGCTGGCCGCAGCACTCACACCGTTTAGCACTCCGTGCAATCACGAGGTCACGCTTCTGTCGCCATTCCTCGCTCTTGAGGTAGGCGTGGTAGGTCTTGCGCGAGCCGAACTCCTGCTCGGCCTGACGCCACGCGGCCCACCTCGTCATCGTGAGGCAGAGCTCGTCAACCCTGTCCTTGATTCTGTCTGGCGTCATGTTCCCTCTGTTTCAGTTGTTCGTTGCGGCCCACCTTCACCGCCGCCTTGAGGACTGCCACCTTGTTCAGCAGGTGGATGATCCACATCATGCTCGACTCCTGTGCCCTTCTTAGTCAGCGAGTCGGAGACCCGCACCCGTCGCTTTCTCAGACACGTCCTGCAGGTCCTTAGCGAGAACGATCCCACGAGACGCAGCATCTTGGCCCCTCGACATCAGGAAGGTAACGAGCTGTGGCACGGCTTGCTTCGCGGCCTCGGCCGGCGGGACGCCGATCGGGATCTCGAAGTCGATGCACGCGAGCGGTGCCTCGCGGAACCGGAACGTGTAGGTCTGGTGCGTGGGCGTGCCGAGCTTCTGCCCGCCCTCGAAGGTCAGCTTGTCGATCGCGACGCCTTCCTTCAGGGCCTCAGACGCGATCTTGACGGCGTCACCGCCAGCGATGATCGCCTTCAGCGCTTCCTCGTACGTCATCCGTGCTTCTCCCTTCGTATGTGCCTGCGCACCTTGGTTATGGCTGACTCGAGCCGCGAGTCGCACTTGAGCGGGTCAACGACGCGGCCGTCGGTCAACAACACAGTGCAGTCCCTGAGCACCTGGGACGCGACACCCCAATAGACGCGCGCGCCTTCCGTCCAGTAGAGGACGGTTCCCTCCTTCACGTCACGGCTTGCTGGCATACACCATCTCCGTTTGGCCCTTGCACGGACAGTACGGCATGACTTGCTTACAGACAGGGCGCTGCCAGCCCTGACGAATGAACTCACCTGGGATGATGCACATCACCAACTCCTATAGTGAACGTAGCCGCAGCCGTTGGTGTCACTCACCTGCACGGCCTCGGCGTTGAGCTCGGTTGCGATGCGCTCGGCGACCAGCTCCATGTCATCGAACTTCTTGCCCCAGCAGCAGGCCATGACCTCGCGCTCGCTGATGTCGGCCTTGGTCCACACCCGCACCTTGTAGGCCTCGTTCACGATGACCTCGATGATGCGCTCGGTGAACGGCTTGAACTTGATGACCTTACCCTCGAGCAGCTTGGCCAGCCAGTGGGCGAACACTGAGCCTGACACGGTAGTCATCGTGTAGACGGCGACCCACTGCCAAGCTGCCTGCGGCGCCTCCTTGATGTTGAAGAGGAACAGCGCCGCCCAGATGCCGTTACTTGCGACCGCCGCGCCGAGGTAGTACGCGAGGCTTGGGCTGTTTCTCGCCCGGCTCACGAACGTGAACGCCACGTTCTGGACGAACGCGAGCGCGACCACGGGCAACAGCTCGGGCCGCCAGTAGCACCAAGCGAGAGCCACTCCAAGAAGAAGACCAGCCCAGAACATCGGCTTGCGGATCATACATCGCTCCAACGATACAGGGGTTGCGGGACGACCACGGCGTGCCGTCCATCTTGATTCCCACCCAGGCCATCGCGCTGTTGCCGTCTGGGTACTTTACCTTCTGCGTCTCAGCCTTCGTGATAAGGCCAAGAGCGCCAGCCCCGCACAAAGCGAGATCGCCGACGCGGGGTGCTCGACCGGGGAAGTCATCACGGGCGCAGCATCCACAACAACCATGAACTCGGTCCCGCACCCACACGGGAGGATGACCCACACCGTGCCGGCAGACGAACTCGTTGTTGTGGGATGCATCGAAGCGCCAGTTACCGCCACTTGCGGCTCCCTTCGTCGTCTTTGACTTTGACACGGGTCACTCCAGTCACGAGGGCGAGGAAGACCGGCACGGCCGCCCATGCCAGCATGACGTCCTCGCCGTTTGCGAACCGCCACAGGCACGCAGCGGCCGCGAGCACGCAGGCAACGGCGCCCGGGTTCCACTCGCTGTTCTTGATCACCTTGAGCAGCATGTTCACTCGAGCCATTCGACACCTCCCATCTTCTCGCCCGCCAGCGCCCTCTCGAGGGCCGAAAAGTCGGGCGTCGTCTTCTGGCGCAGATGCTCTACCCATTCGCGGTCGCTCCAGTGGCCCCACGGCTCACCCGCCTTGATTCGTGACGGGTGGTCGAGCGGGACGTACTTTGTCCGGAGGTCGTAGGTATGTGTGTCGCCGACGACCGGCCTGGGCGTGCAACCAGCGAGCACGTACTCGCGGAGCTTGCCCGTGTTGAAGTTCGACTCGATCGGGATCATCGGGCCGGATGAGTAGTGCCGGAGCTTGTCCTGCACCTCGTCATGCTTCAGGAGTCCACGGTGCTTGTCCGCCCACCCGGTCTCCTCCCAGCCAGACCCGTAGATCGCGAAGTCCTCAGTACAGCTGTTGAGCACAGCCTCCCAAGTCGCGCCGCGACGACCATTGCCGTTCACGCGCTTGTCATTGATGTGGCTGTGGGCCAGCACGATGATCGCAGGCACCTGTGCGACGGCATAGGGCTCGAGGTACGACATCCCGTAGGACCACCAGTTCTCGGCCGAGGCGTCGACCTCGACGAGGCGCTGCTTACGCCCGCGCACGATGCGGGTGAACTCGCTTGAACGCTGCGAGAGCAGGCTGGCCGGGACGGCCCGGGGCCAGTAGTGCATCTCGTGGTCCTTCGGGTAGTTGCGCGGGTCGTTGATGACCACGTGCCTCGGGAGATCGAGCGCATGGCAGGCCTTGAGGCAAGGCATTACCGTGCGGGTCGCCCACATCTGGCACCGCACGCCCCACTCGTTCGCTGGGTCGCTGATCGTAGGCGCCGCGCCTGCGACGTTGAGGCAGACGTCCGGCTTCCAAGCGGCGAGCTCGGCGATGGCAGCGTCCGCCCGCTCGTGGAATAGCGACGGGTCGTCGAGGTCGTCGAGCCCGCTCATGTTCACGTTGAACACGGGACAGCCGAAGTCGCCCTGCGCCATGCCGAAGACGCAGACCTCGTGCTGCGAGTCCTTGAGGTAGCGCAGCACGCCGAGCGCGTCTTGGTTGCCGGCGACGGGCGAGGCCTTGTGGTTGTCGGCGTACAGGACTGTGCCCGTACGCATCAGAGCGATCCTCATTGTGTCCCCTTGCAGATGCAGTCGTTGCAGATGTGCGAGCCGTCCATGAGCGGGATCAGCATCTCGGGCTCCGATTTACGTAAGGCTGATAGCACGGATGCCCTCGTTTCGGTTGATGCAGACCGCCCGGGCCGTGTCGACGTCGGGCGCGTACGGTTTCCTGTCATTGACCAGCAGCCGCGGGCCATTACCGCAGCCGTAGATGACCCGGTGGACGGCCAGACCCAATCGAACCAGCTCGGACTCGACGTGCATTCTGGTGGCTTCCGGCCGCCCCGTCGTGACGATAATCTGGTGGCCGGCGTCCCACCATTCCTTGAGTCGTTCCCGGGAACCGATTAGAGGAATAAGTGGCTCGTTCCACTCGCGATGCTCGACGAGAGTGCCGTCGAGGTCTACGAAGATCGTATGCGTCGCAAGCTTGCGAGCCCGTCCCTCGTCGGCAGGCTGGGCCAGTGCCTGATCAGCCTTGCCCAGTGAGTCACGAGGAACGCCCAGTCCAGTTCGGTCGCCCACGTCGGTAACGGTCTCGGGTCCTGCCACTTTCGTTCCTCCCAGCGCATGCAGTAAGACTGCAGCAGCTTGCCTCGGTCCAGCTCGGCGCACACCATGCCACGGGCGTCGCCCGGGTCGATGAACACAACCGTCCCGCACGGCTTGATGATGACGTTCTCGAAGGTCAGGTCGCCGTGCACGGCCTGCACCGAGAGGATGCGGTGGTTCTGAATGACGCGTACGGCCTCGTGAACAACGTCGTCGTCGCAACGATCGAGCACGTACGCGCAGTAGTCGTTGACGACGTCCCGCGAGAGGACATGGCGGTTCTCGCGCCACACCCAGGTCTGCGCAGCAAACTTGACCAGCAGGACCTCGTCCGCGGTCGGGTGTCGCCCGTCAACGAAGTCGTACTCGTAGGCCTCGCGCGGACGCAGGCCGCTGGGCCGCATGTGAGCGGGCACGCAGTTGTAGAACTCCGGCACCTTGCCCGGCTTGATCACGAGCTTGCCGTCACGCATCATCTTCATTGCTGTCTCCAGTAAGCGGCGTACAGCTCGGGAGTACCGATGTCCCACCAGCCGTCCGCCTCGCGCTCGACTTGCTTGATCCCGGCGAGCGAAGGCCACCCGTCTGGGTCCCATGACTTGCCCGGCCCGACCACCCAAGGTGTCGTGAGCGAGAAGGGCATGAAGCTCGACCCGCCGCGATCGAGCCGTTCGCCGTCGGCTCCTACGAGGTGCGGTCTCCGCCAAGCGGGCACGCGCCGTATGACGACACACTCGACTTCGTTGACGACCTCGGCCTCGGGGTAGATGTTGTCAGCGACGACGATCATCGCGCGCACGGAGGCCTTCACGAGGTTGATTGCGTCGCCTACTCCCTTGGCCTCGGGCTGGTAGACGTAGGAGTACTTCTGACCCGGGCGGAAGTGCTCGATGACGTCCACGAGCGGCGAGTTCGGCGGGACGACGATCACGGTGTGCGAGACGCCATGACGCTTGAGGTAGTCTAGCCCGCTAAGGCAGACCGGTGACCCGTCCTTCGTCGGAAGGAGCGGCTTGTTGGGCAGGCGAGTCGCAAGACCGCCCGCGAGCATGATGCCGATCATCGTCGGTACTCCAAGTCGATCATCGTTGCGCCCAGCCCGTACTCCTTGAGCAGGTCGCCGAGCTTCTTGTAGAGCACGTCGTCCATCGCCTTGTGTTGTGTGGCGGTGACGTTACGGCAGTTGAAGTGACGCGGCGGCGCGTAGAGCTCGGCCAGCGTACGACGCTTCGCCTCCGCCCGGCTGATGCCCTCGCGTTGTGCACGGTCCTCATAGAGGTCGATCTTGGGCATCGTGCGCGGCCCGTGTTCTGATAGGTGCCACGATCGTGTTTTCGGAAACGGCATCTCGAGCGGGGCTTTGCCGAAGTCGTCCTTCTTGAAGCCGTTGACGCATGTGCACGGCACGACGCTCGTGAGCAGCTGGACCTCGCCCTTGCCTTTGCAGTCAGGACACATTACTGTTTCTCCTTGCATTGCATGAGGACCATCACGTGGTCCTCAAGAACGTGCGCACGCACGTGTTCCATCGTCTTAGGGTCCCCGCCGGCCGCTTCACATGCGACCGACGGGATCACGGCGCCTGTCTTCTCGAAGCGGCCACAGACCTTCATCGTCCCGTGGCAACACCGCCCGTAGACCTCGGCCGATAGCAACTTCGCGACTGCCTCCATTCTTCCTCCGTCAGCCAGCAGCGCCTGCCGGCGCATCGGCCGTCTAGCAGGCGGTAGTGAATCACGCCGTCGCGCACAGCCTCGATCTCACGGGTCACGCCGGTCGGCGTGAACTCCCACTCGGAACCGACCTCAGGCAAGTTCGCATGCACCTCCGCTGCAAGCAGGATCAGATGCCCGGCTCGACGTCTCGCTGATCACGGAGTAGTCGACCGGGCGGTAGTTCTCGATCAGGTACTGCCACCGCGCCTCGTCAGCGGGAGTCGTGACCTCCTCACGTGGCATAAACGGGATGCCCTTATCGCCCATGCGCGGGAGGAAGGCCATCGCCGACACGCGCCGCCGCTCGTCGTAGAAGCGACGAGTCACCTCGTCCCACTCGTCCTCGCTCACGACGACCGTGCAGCTGACGTTGTGCGACAGCCCAGGGATGATCTGCTCATCGCGGGCGCCGGGCATGACCCACGATTCGTAGACTGTGAAGATCCGCTCCATAAAGTCGGACGCGGGCATCTGCTTGACAGTCTCGGCGGCGTCGGGCGCCTTCACGCAGAACGTGATGCACCAGTTGCCATCCGGCTTGGTCTCCACCATGTGCGGGTTGACTTCCTTGAACCGCTGCGCCACGAGCGAGGTAGGCGACTCAGTGATGCGGCGGAAGTAGCGCCGCGCGTGGTGCGGATGAATGCCGCTACCGACGGTACCGAGCACGAGCGACGCCGTGCCACTCGGCTTGACCGTCGTGCACCGCGCCGATGGCCGGATCCCTACCTGGTCAGCGACGCGGGCGTTGACCTGCTTGACGATCGTCGCGCCGCGACGCAGGACGTCTGGGTCGAACGCGACCATCGGTCGATCGCACATGCCTGTGAGGCCAACACCGATGAGAGCCTCGCGCTCAGTGATGCGCTCGGTCACCGGGCCGAGGTACGGCATCTTCGTGAACGTGGCCTGCAGCGTGCCGAGCGTCGCAGCGGCGTGACAAGCCTGCAGGAACTGCGCCTCGTCCTCGCATGCCGCGACGTTGACCTCGCACAGGTTGCAGAACTGGAAGCCGGTGTCATGGCCATAGAAGCCGATCGCGACCGCGTCGCTGCTGTTCATCGACACGACCGTCGGACCGGTCGAGCGGGCCACTTCGTAGGCGCGGTAGTCATAGTCGAGCGAACGGTCGACCTCGTGCTGGATCATACCCGGCCGTTCGATGACGCCCTGAGACGAACCAAGGCTCAGCTCGAACAGCTTGCCGAGGTCTGTGCCAGCCGGCCAGTACCTCACACGCTCGTTGGGTAGCGTCAGCTTCGGGTACATCCCGATCTCGGCGCACGGGTTGCAGCCGCAGTCAGGGTGGGCCAGCCACACGACGCCCGGGTCGCCGTACGCCTTTGCGAGCTTGATGAGGCGCTCGACGTATTCACGTGCCGGTGGCTCGTCCTTCAAGCAGCCGGCGCTGATGTTCGCCATGCGCCGCCAGAAGTTCTTACCCGACCATTCGTAGTTGCCCGGCACCTTGGCGTGCGCCATCTCGCCATCCTCGGGCGAGAAGATCGCGATGAGCGAGCTGCGGCGGATGCCGCCGGCCAGCACCGCCTCGGCGATCTTACACACGAGGTCGAACGCCTCGATGGGTCGCATCTTGCGGAACGCACACTCGTCGAGCTGGACTCGGATCTGGTCGTGCAGGCGCTTGAGCGGCAGGTGGCCCGGCGCCCGCCCACCCGACGACTTGAGCTTGGCGCCCTTGGGTCGGATCTGCGAGTAGTCGAACTCGACGTAGTCGCCGGTCACGAAGTACGACCGCACGAGCTCGCCGACCGAGTTGGCCCAGCCCTCGATGTCGTCAGTGACGGTGTGGTGCCGCACGCGGTCGGTGTCGACCTTCATCACGTCGGGCAACTGCTCGACGTGACGATACTGCACGCTAAAACCGACGCCGCACCCGGCGAGCAGGCAGTAGAAGATCTCCTGGAAGACGCGGAGGCGGTTGATGAGCGTGAACGAGCAGTTGTACATCCGCACGTTGTGCTGGAAGACGCCGGCACCACCGAACTGCATGCCGCGCATCGACCCGAGCACCTTATTGCCGCGCACGAGGTCGAAGACACCGTCGAGCTCGAGGTACGGAAAGCGCTTGCGGAACATCGTCTCGTTGCGCTCGATCGTGTCGGACCACGACTCGAACTTGGCGAGGTCCTCACGGTACATTCCGTACTTGCTGGCGGCGACGAACTCGCTGACGGCACGCGGGTCCGGGTCCAGCCGCTGTTCCCGCACGGCACGCCGCTTGTCGCGGAACGACGTGTAGTGGTCGGCCGTGCCCGGGAACCCGGAGTGCACGAGCTCCTTGATGACGGCCGTCTCGAGGTCTCCGATCGAGACGTCGCCCGAGAACTGTGCAGCCACGCGGGCCGCCATGTCGTTCACGCCCTCGGGCACGTGGCCCAGCGAGTCGTTGAACGACTTGAGCAGCGCGTTGACGATCTTGCGCTGGTCGAACTTCTGGAGAGTACCGTCTCTCTTTATGACGCGAGTTGGTCCCAAGTGCACTCCTTAGCAGGCTTATCGTCGCGCCACCGCACGAAGCGCGGGTGGCGCAGCTTTCCCTTCGCTCCAACGTACTGGTAGGCGACCTCGAAGACGCGTCCCGCGTCGTTCACGGACATCGCCTTACGTTCGTCGTCAGTCATCCCGCTGACGTTCGCCACGACGACGAGCTCGCCGTCGCGGTACACCGAACCCTCCAGCGAGCCGACGAGACCGTCGTACTTGCCCTTGCCCGGCTCGACGCCAGTCACGACGCAGTCAACCGTCTCCTCAGCCTTGACCTTGCACCAGCCGACGTAGTTCATCGACTTGAGGACGTAACCCTCGAGTCCCTTGGCCGCGGCGAGCTCGACGAGCTTCTGTTCGGCCCATGACTCGTCCCACGGCGGGTCGCCGAGCAGCTCCTCGAGCGGGTGCAGCTCGGCGAACTGGTGGTCGTCCCACACGAGGCCGCGGAAGTCGTCGCGGATCTTGTCGACCCGCACGGCCTCGAGGTCCTTGCCGTCCCACCACGGCATCGCGAAAGCCGTGACCACGACACCGCCCT